GCGCTGTAACTTATACTTCAGCAGGTAACGTCTCTGATCTTTACGCTAGCCCGCCTTCCCCTGGGCAGTTCAAGACGGACAACACACGCGGGCTGGTTCGTTTAGGCACAAAGCCTATTCGTCCAATTACTGCGGATGTTACGGGACAGTTTCCAACCTCAGGTGTCAAGACGGTTGCTGCTGACATTGCTCTGGAATTACTGCGCGAAGATTGTGTGATCAATACAAGCTACATCGACACAACAAGTTTTTCTAATTTGGCAACTACGTACCCTTGGGTGAGCGGATACTATTTCTCAACTGAGATGGACGCTACCATGGCCGTCAGCCTTATTCTTAGAGGCATCGGCGCCAAGCTTGTATCCACACGCGCTGGTAAGCTGAAGGCTATAGCGCTGCGTCCTGTGACCAGCACAGATACTCCGGTGGTTGGTTTCTCTGTGGACCAAATTGTCCGATTGACCCCCACAAAACTAAGCGCTCCGCTAGACCCTCCTGCGGATTTCTGGCGTATTGGTTGGGGCAAAAACCACACAGTTCAGAATTCTGACGTATCATCGGCAACTTCAGATGCTAGGAAGACCTTTATCACCAACGATTGGCGAATCTCAGGGTTCTTCTCCGCAGCAGTTAACGCAGCATATCGGCGTCCTAGCCGTCCTCCCACCGTGGAAACAGCGCTTCTAAACTCGGCAAACGCTGATAGCCTTGCAGCTTCGGTCGGCGCTTTGTGGAGTACCCGGCGAAGACTTTATTCCATGGAAGTCCCTGTTGATCTTGGTCTAGCCCGTGATCTTGGCGATATTATCCGAGTTTCTTACCCAACGGACGACCTTACTTCCGGCCGCCTTGGCGTCATCGTCGGTGAGCAGTTCCGGTCAACCGACGAAACAATGACATTTCAAGTTCTGGTATAAATGGCAAACGCTATATTTGGTTATAACAACCGTATCGAATCCAGCACACTCACGGCTGGTTCGGAAGTCGCTGGTCTAAATGTTAGTCAGCTAGCATCACCACAAGGCTCATCTGCCACATCGTGGCAAACAGCAACCGGCGTGAAAACGGCGGCTGCTGGTGCTTGGTTTATGTGCGATGCGGGGTACTCGACTGATTGGCAGGCTTTCCTTCTTGCCCGCACAAACCTCACACCTTCGGCTCAAATCCGTTGGCGTGTTGGGGAATTGAACGGAGTGGTGGAATCCACGCCCCTAGTCAATTGGGATATCATGTCAGAGGCTAACACGCTCCCATCAGGGTGGACCTTCACACGCGCGGGGGGAACCGGCGAAAGCACCTATATGAACTCATCCGGCACATTGGTAAGTGCCTCCGCTAACACGCCCCGCTTCAACTACAGCCTTGGTATTTTGCAAGGACTGCTAATGGAGCCTGCCCGCACTAACCGCGTCAGAAATCCGAAGGCGATTTTCGCAAGTACACCCACCTATCCTACAAGCGCAGGACCGACCAATTGGGGGTATGCTGCTATTAGCGGGCTGTCCGCCACTATCACTTCTAGTGGTACGGAAAACGGCATCCCTTACGTTGATTTTAATATTCAAGGCACTGCCGTAAGCAACGCTGGCGCCTTCCTAGTATATTACGACGACATCACAGCGGCACCGGCGTATCAGGGGGAGTATTGGACCCACTCGCAATTTGCAAAGCTTGTTTCTGGAACTATTCCAACACTATTTCAACATACCATTACTGAGTACAACGCTTCCTCCACGCAACTTCTTGCCCAGCAGTTTTCGAGAAATGTCTCGACAACACTTACAACTGCTTCACTTGGCACGCAGCGCAGTTCGAATTCGACAATCATCGGTTCGGCAACGGCAGCTTATGCCCGACCTTCGCTGTTCCTGCAATTTGCCAATGGTGCGGTGAATAGCACTATTCGAATTGGGTTGCCGCAGTTTGAGAAGGGCGAGTTTGTTACTATGCCCATCATGCCGTCGGGCACCGTGACAGGCACATATGCGTCACGCCCCGCCGATCAAGCCTCGTACACACTCAGTAGCGGGTGGTATTCAACTGGGTTCACTCTGCACGCAGAGACAAATACAAAAGCCGTTGCCACATCAGTTGGTACCGCAGTAGGGTTTGAAATAGCCGTAGAAGACACGGGAAGCAACAACATTGTATCCTTACGTAGCGCACTGACGGGGGGCATCCCTTATTATGACTACGTTGCCAAAACGGCCTCTAGTGTCGTGGCTGATGGAGATAATATTCTTGTCGCACCCGGCTTGGTTTCAAGGCAAGCTGTATCTGTAACACAGGACAATATCTATCAAGCTATTTCGGGTATTGCACTAACGACCGACACGTCCGCCGCCTTACCAACCGGACTCAATAAATTAGTACTTCGCCCAGGTAATGGGGAAACCCTTATGTACGTCCGTAACGTGAAGCTTTACTCATCCAATCTAACAAGTGGTCAAACTCTAGCACTTTCGACTGACGGAACAACTATCGATCCTTCGGTCCTGACGTTTGATAGTGGTACAATCGCTGCTGGCGTCTTAGCAGGTTATGGGCAGTCTTTCACTTTCGCGTCCGCTTACGCTACGGGCCGTTATTGCCGCTGCGATATCAACGATAGTTTGAACCCTGACGGACGTATCTCTGTTGGGCTAGCTTTTGCTGGACCTATCTGGCAACCGGCCATCAATATGAGCGCAGATTCCTGCACAGGCGTAGACGCTCAAGTTGACGAAGTTATAACGCGAGGCGGGCAAGAATATCCGCAATACCGCTATGAACGCCGCCGTTGGGATATCGGGCTTGAATACATTGCTTCGTCCGAAGTCTGGACACAGGCTGCGGAAATTCACAGGGCTGCGCGGCATGGCGCCAATATTTTATTTTCTCCTGATCCTTCCAGCGGATACGCGGAGCGTGAGGTTACTTTCGGCCGCGCGCAGAGCCTCAGCGATTTTCAATACAGCAACCAAATCACTGATTACCGCAGTTGGCGTCTGCGGGTCACTGAGCGCCTATAATCGGATTAAAGTAGTTTAGATATGCTTAAAAATTTAGTCGAAGAAACTTCAAATAACCCCGGTACCGGCACAACGGTCGTTTTGGGGGGCGCGCCTGCGGGACGCCAGACATGGCGTGGTTCTGGGTTTGCCTCTAACTCCCAGGCGTTCTATTTCATCACGGACGGCACGATTGGTGAGTGGGGTATTTGCACGGTTGTTCTAAGCACTAGTGACTCGATTACCCGCGATACCGTCATCGGCAACACATCAGGTACAACTTCTCGGCTTAACTTCACCGGAACTTGCCGTGTTTACAACGCGATTCCTAGTGAAAAAGCGTTGTATTCAGGCGTAGGGTCCGTTGGTTTGACTGGGGATGTTGTCATCACAAAAGCCCAGCCGCAAGTTATTCTTGACAAGACGGGTGCCGCACAAGGCTCTGTGTTAGTTGGTCGTCGGTCTGGCACATACCGTTGGGCTGTTCAGCTTGGGAATCAGGCCACAGAGACTGGTACCAGCAACGCAGGCAGTGATTTCGCAGTTGATCGGTATTCGGATACTGGCGTTTATTTGGACACGCCTTTCACCCTTGCGCGATCAAACGGTTTGGCGTCTTTCGGTGCGGCCGGAATAACAACTACTGGGGGAATTACAGCTTCAGGTGGCTTAACAACTTCCGGCGGCGTCTCGGCAGCAAGTATGACGGTTAGCGGCACTTCGAATGCTGCGTCCGTTCAACAGAAGGGGGCGTTACTTCTCCCACCCGGCGTTATGTTTCCCTACTGCGGTTCAACTGCCCCGGTCGGTTATTTGCTTTGTGACGGCGCTGCGGTAAGCCGAACTGTTTATGCAGCACTATTCGAAGCTATTGGAGCCACTTACGGCGCGGGCGATGGGTTAAATACCTTCAATGTTCCAGACACCCGAAACAAGTTTTTAATTGGGACAAGCACTACCTACACTTTGGGCAGTACCGGAGGGTCTGCGGTAGGTACGTCTTCCTCTGAGGGCGCGCACAACCACGGCGGTTTCGTCGGTGGAATATCGCTAACCATCAGCCAGCTTCCTGCCCACAATCACACCGCAACTGCGGATTCTCAAGGGATACATCAGCACACCTATAGCTACCCCAACGTAGTAACTGGCCCAGTCCTTGCGGGTTCCGGTAGTGGCTACAAGTTAGAAGGCGTTGGGACTTTAACCGACGGTCAAGGCGCGCATGCCCACACTATTACTGTGAACAACGCTGGCAGTGGTGCGACCCATAATCACCCCGTTCCAAATGAGACTGCACACGCGCACACTACGCCTACCGTCCCACCATACTTGGCTATAAATCACATCATCAAGACCTAACCCGCTGATTTAGCACATTTTCTAAACCTGCTAGACCTCGCAAGATAACCTTGCGGGGTCTTTTTTTTGACAATAAAGGGGTAAATAAATCCGAAGCTATCTAAATATAGTTATGCGATGATCTAGACTGTCTACATGTAAGAGTCTAATAAGGAGCAAGTAAAAAAATCGTCGATCTTCCTTGGTAAGGGAGAGGTCGAGAGTTCAATCCTCTCTGGCAGCACCACCATCCCTCTGAAAAACCTAGGTTTTCTTCCCAGAGGCTCCCGCTTCCCTAAGCATTTCCTGCGAGGATCGCAGTTTTGAAGTACTTAGCAGGATCAAGTAGAGAACACGACTAGAACGCCAGGGCCTCCGAGACGCCTGCGACGAACTCTGGCGAGTGGTGCCCGTAGACCCGCTCGATCATGTCCCGCGACGTTTTCGTGAACTTGGCAATCTGTTCGAACGACATTCTGCCCTGCACCATCCATGTGATCGCGGTGTGCTTCAGAACGTGCGGGCTAACGTCCGCTACACCAGCGCGCCTACAGGCCGCCGCCATGGCGGTCTTAACGTCCTTCACCCGCTCGCCTTTGTACTCAATGACGTAGGGGGACGTAGCGGCTTCCTTGGCGGCCCTGAGGGCAGCAACGAGGCGCGGGATACCGGCGATGGCTGTCAGGCCACGGCGCTTGTTTCCAATGTCGTCACCAAAGTCGATAGTTTCATGCCCTGGAAGGTGTAGCTTCACCTGATCCCAAGTGAGCGACAGGATCGCTTCACGGCGCTTTGCCGTCCCTAGGGCGATGATAATGAACAGCGCCAGATGCGGCGCAGCGCTGTCCACCAGCTTGCGGGCTTCGTCCTGGGTGATCCAGTGTTCCCGGCTCTCGCCGTTGGACAGTTCGATCTTGAATTTAGGCTCACGTTCGATGGATTGCTCGCTGTGCGCCCACTTCAGTGCGGCACGCAGGCTGCGAAGTTCCTTGCTCACGGTCGGCTCGCCAACAGGCGCGTTGCCGTATCGGCCACCCTTGCGTGCCACTGGCTCCTTAAGACGGGTGGCCGCATAGCCACTCACAGTGGTCTGTGTGAGGCTGTCCGCAAATAGGCTACCCAGGTGCCGGATGATCGGCGCATAGGCGTAGGGCATCTGCTGTGGGGCTGCTACGATGGCCATTCGATAGGTCATGTACGCCTCACAAATCTCCCCAACCGTGGGACGCTTCGATAGTGCCGGCTTGCGGTATTCCTGCGAGAAACGCGCGCGAGCGGCTTCAGCCAAGATATAGTCCTTGGTTCCTGTCGCGCTGTTCTTGGTCTTGCCGTCAACAGTGTATCGAATGTCGTAGTATCCATCCGCCCGCTTCTGTAGATTGAAGTTTGGCGTTAGGAGTTTTGCTCTAGGCATGTAGTGTGGCCCCTTAGTGTGTTGATAACGCTAGATAATACCGATTCTTCGGCAAAGTCGAGCGAAATAAACCCCCAGGTTTCCCTGAGGGCTTATGTCACTAATTCGCGCTCTTACCGGCGGAAAGCCTGCCGCTGGCGTCCACCACGACAATCAACTCATCACCAACCTTCAGGCCGATAACGTCGAGAATGTCCTTGGGTAGAATTACTTGCATCTTGCCCACAGCGTCGGCCTGGACTTCTAGGCGACGGCGGAACGAGAAAGCGTTGCTCCAATGGATCGTCATTTTAGTACGCCTTCCCGCCTTCCTTGGCCCGGTTCTCGGGCTTGTGGTCGGGTCGCTTGGCGTTGTACGCCATCTTCTCAGCGACAGCGCCACCCAGGTCGAGGTTCATGGCGCCCGCCAGATCGCAGATGCGAATGAGGGCGTCCGCTAGTTCAACTTCGATCATGCTGCGGTTGGGCAGATGGTCGTCCATCAATCCCTTGCGGTGGCCTTCCATCGCTTCGCTAGTCTCGCTATGCACAAGACACAGCTTCTGCGCGACGATGGCGCCACCTAGAAGCCGCTCTAGCGGGTCCTTGGGGTTGTTGATCACTTCACGCAGGTCCAAGCCCGTGGGCTTATTGGTCCACCAGCCAGAAGAGAGCGACATGCCGTGACAGATGCGCGTCAGGTAATTGCCAGCGTCAGCTAGCCCCTGCGAAACATGCGGATTGGTGCCGGGATTCAAGTTATAGGTCATAGGTCATAGGTCGTACACAACAGGTTGGTAGTTAGTCGAAGTCTCTTCGATCATCGCTTCGATGACGCGCCAGTTACCGCCGCCGAGACCGGCGCCGATGCGCGGGAAGGCTACAGCCGTAATCTCGGCGCGGATGCAGCCCAGGTTTAGGGTTTCCAGAGCCTTGTAGATGCCCTCATAATCCACCTGACGGCGGTGAGTGCCAAAGTCTTGCTGAGTGATCGCGTTCACGATGGTCTTTCCGTTGGAGAACCCCGGCACCAGTTCGCCTACCATCAGGCCGAACTTCTCATGCTTGTTGCGGTAGGTCTGGTAGGCTTCGGGGAACTTCGTGCGGATCGCAGCAGCAACGCCGGAACCCATAACGCCTTGGGCGTTGCAACCATGGACAATAGCGTCTTCGCTTGCCTCGGTTACGTCGCCCTTCTTGTAGATAATCTTCATGCGCCTTAGTTTGCTTTCGTGAATAGTTTGGCGTCACCGCGTAGCGTGTTCTCACGCGGAGTGACGGGTTCAAGGTGCGCCGGATTGACACACGAACTGTGTCTGCAACGGTGGTCCAGAAGAAGCTTGGCTGGCACAGCCCCAACCATTTCCTCGTAAAGCGCTTTATGCGCGACCCGGCAGCGCCCGTTTACTCTAAGTTTGGCGTACCCATTTCCAGTATTCCAACCGGAGCAGACCCAACAGTTTGTCTTAGGGTCCACAGTTATGCGTCCAGCCAAACGGGCATATACAGTCTTAGTCATCAAAAAGGGGCCTTGCGGCCCCTTTGTTGTAACTACTAGAGGGAGAACCCCTTAAACGTATCGCTGGCAACGTCCTTCTTGACGGCGCCGATGATGTACTGGCTTTGCTCCACTTCCTGCGGCGCAACCTGAACCTCCGCACCGCTGATCCACTTTTGCGTCCAGGGGAGAGGATTAGCCACCTTGCTATCGAACAGCGCAGGAAGGCCAATAGAAGTCAGCCGTTTGTCAGCTATCCATTCAACATAGTCAGCAAGCAATCTTTCGTTCAACCCGATCATGCTACCGTCTTTGAACAAGTAATTTGCCCACTCCTTTTCCTGCGAAACAGCATCCCGGAAAAGTTGGAGGGATTCCCCACGGCACTCTGCCGCGATGGTTGTGTAATCTGGATCATCGCGCGGTAACAGCTTCAGCAGGGTTTGCGTAGCGGCCAGATGGAGGTTTTCGTCCCGGCAATTTCCCGTGACGAAAGGCTTCCCTTTACGCCGAACCACGATCATTCCCGATGGGACAGTTACACAGTAGACTTTCCCCTTGTAATCATTCACCGTGGTTTTATTCGTGGTCTTGGGTCCGCAGTTATAGGCGTCGGTTCTCTTATTGATGGACAGACGATAGTAAGATTTGTAGCTATCTTTCCTATTGTCCTCGGATACCATCAGATGAGACCGCCAGCCCGAAAGCACTGCGATCTGCTGCATCTTGTCTACGCACCCAAACTCGGTGGTGCAGTACAGCACGTTACTTTTGCTGCGCTCGTGGCCATCCCATTTCACCGATTCTGTTATGAATTCTTGAGCGTATTGCCAAGTTATTTCGGACAGGTCTACCCATTCTAAATTCTTAGATATGTCCAAATCCTGAGGGTATCTTACCCTTATTACTGCTACCCCTGTGTCAGCATCAACCGTCGTGGTGTGTGGAAACTTTAGTTCGCTCGCTAAAGCGAGAAGCCTATCAATTTTTCGCTTCTTTGCTAGCGTGAACGCGACAGACTTGAACCCTGATATAGTCCCGGTCATTCGGCTCTCCAAATGTCCATCAGCTTGTACAGCTATACGGAAACGGTCTAGCGCGCTCAAGGTAAACTTGAACCCACCGATTACTTTTCCACTCACCGGGAATTCTTTAATGCAGGACGGGTTGAATTCACTAGCACTCTGCATCTTGATATTCTGGCTTCCTACGTCTCGGTACGCCACGCGGTGGTTGGGGGTAACAAGCATATCAAAATCCCCCCTAGTGTTAGAAAACCCCACCATAGGGCTGCTGCCGTCGAAGGTTTGCTCAATGTGGCGTTCTGGAAGTACAAACTGGATTGTGCCATCCTCGTTGTATTGCGCCACCTTATCGTTCGATTTATCCAAATCTTTGAAGAACTTGAACCCGGTAGGTGTCAGAATTTCAGTATCATCTGATAGGCAGATAAATTTGATAATCTTAGCATTGCCCTCCATCTTCTTCTGTTCTGCAAACGCCCAGGAACAAGCGAAAGAGACGTAGAACCGTATCCCCTCAAGAACATTAACAGACATGAGTGCAAGCCACAGGGCCTTCTTTAACTCATACTCGGATACAGTAACCTGTTTCGATCCGCCTCCTACTGTTCGAATATCGTGGGTGCCCTCCCCCAACAACTCATGCCATTTCGACATTTCAATGAGACGGTCGTAGTAGCGGCTGATATCCTTGGCGCAGTCCACAATTTCCTTAATGTCCATCATCGTATCGAACACTTCGGACGGGTCAGGAAAGACGTTACGCAGGATATGGGTGTAGCTGCGGCTGTGGATCGACTCAGAGAAGGTCCAGGCCGATATCCACGCCTCAATCTCAGGCAGACTTGTGACAGGACTAAACGCCGCTGTCGGCGCACGCCCCTGGACGCTATCAAGGATGATCTGGCGCTTCAGGTTCGATACGAAAATGTGCTTCTCATGGTCACTGAGAGAGCGAAAATCGCTGGCATCCTTCAGGATCGCCACTTCGCCAGGGCGCCAGAAGAAGCCAAGCTGGCTCTCTGTCAGTCTGTCGAATTGCGGGTACTTCATGGTATCAAACCGTTGGACGGTGACACCACCCTTTGGGTCCAAGAAAGCCAGGGAATCCGTGTGCTTCTTGCGACCGTTATCAAGTAGAAAAACGCTCATAATGATCCTTAGTTAAACCGTTGGTCAAAAGAGACGCCCGAAGGCGCCTCTCTTTTTGCTTAAATCTTACAGCTATCGCAGTCAGCTTCGTCATCCCCAATCGGGTCAGACATAGCCATCAGCTTGTCCGTATCGACTTCACCAGCACTGTCGTTGGTGTTGTTGTAGTAGAGTTGCTTCCCACCCATCTTGTAGAAGTGCAGGATATCCCCAATCAACTCCGACAACGGGATTTCCTCTTTCGGGTAGAACTGAGGATTGTACGAGGTATTGACGCTCATCCCCTGGTCCATCCACTTCTGCATGACGGCGCAGATATTGAGGTAGCCCATAGGAGACTTCTGATCCCAAACCAACTCGTAGGCGTCAGCGAGCGTCTCAATTTCAGGCACCACCTGAGCCGAGAAGCTATGCTTGGAACCCTTTATGCTGACCAACGCGCGAGGCGGCTCAATCCCGTTCGTGGCATTGGCAACCTGGGCACTCGTCTCAGCAGGCATTGCTGCCATCAGGGTGGCGTTGCGCTGTCCATTTATGGCGGCGCGCAACCGTAGGTCATCCCAATCCAGGCGCTCCACGTAAGGCACCAGGGCGTCTACACCCGGCTTGCGTGTGTCAGGGGGCAGAATACCTTGGGCAAACTTCGTCTGCTCCCAGGCGCTGCATGCTCCAACTTCCTCGGCAAGTTCGATGCTGGCCTTGATGAGGTAGTAACTCATCGATTCCATCCACTCATCGACTGCTTCCAGCGAACTATCGTCGCTGTAGCGGAACCCGTTCTTGGCCAACCAGTACGCTAGATTGATCACGCCGATCCCTAGCGGGCGGAAGTCCAGCGTTGACAATCGTGCCGCTTCCATCGGGTAGTTCTGGTAGTCCAGCAAGGCATCCAACGCACGCACAGCAAGAGAGCATAGATGCTCCATTTCGCTCATTTCGATAGCGCCCCAATTGATCGCGGACAGCGTGCAGAGAGCAATGCGGCCCTCGGGGTCATCCATGAAGTTCAGAGCGCGCGTCGGCAGATTGATTTCGGCGCAGAGGTTGCTTTGCTTGATCGGCCATATCTTCTCGTCAAACGGCGAATGCTGGTTGCTGTTGTCCACATTCTGCAAGTAGATGCGGCCTGTGTCCTTGCGCTCTTGGGCGAAGGAAGAGAACAGGTCCAGGGCTGGTACGGTCTTGCGCGGGATCAGCGGATTAGCTTCGGCAGCTTCATATAGTGCGCGAAACAAATCTTGGTCTGCGAAGAACGCTTCATAGAGCGCTGGAACATCGTTAGGGCAGAACAGGGACAGGTCGCCGCCATCAATCAGCCGCTCATACGCGAGCCGGTTGAACTGGATGCCGTAGTCCATGGTGCGGATGCGGGTATCTTCCACACCCTTGTTGTTCTTCAACACGATGATGTTGTCGAACTCGCGGTGCCAGAATGGCACCCAAACCGTCGCGCTGCCCTTACGGACGCCCCCCTGGTTGCAGGAGCCAACAGCCGCGTTGAACAGCTTAAGGAACGGGGTCACGCCCGTATGGGCGACCTTGCCACCACGAACCGGCGAACCCTCGGCACGAATGCGCCCAGCGCCAATGCCAATGCCAGCCTTCTGGCTGACGTACTTCACAACGGAACCCGTGGCGGCGATGATCGAATTCAGGCTGTCGCCCGCTTCAATCAGTACGCAGGACGAGAACTGCCGATCCGGTGTCCTGACGCCCGCCATAATAGGCGTTGGCAGGCTGATCTTGTGCAGGCTGATCGCATCATAGTAGTCACGCACGTAGCCCATGCGGGTCGCGGGCGGGTACTTCCCGAACAGGGTTGCAGCTACGAGGGCATAGACAACTTGCGGGCTTTCCTTCAGCGCACCAGTGACGCGGTTCTGGACAAGGTACTTGCCGCGAAGCTGCTCCATCCCGGCGAACACAATCTTGTAGTCGCGTTCGTGGTCGATGAAGCTGTCGATCTGGTCTAGTTCTTCCTCAGTATATAGCTTCAGGATTTCGTCATCATAGAAGCCTTCGCCCACGTTGCGGACAACGAGGTCGTAGAGACGGCAGGGAGTGTAGCCGCCGTAGACTTCCTTACGGATCGCGTAGTTGATCAGGCGACCAGCAACGTACTGGTAGTCTGGCGTCTCGGCACTAATCAGCTTCGCCGTAGCGTTGATCAGGGTCTCGTGAATGTCTTTGGTCTTGATACCATCATAGAACTCAATCTGCGCCTTAATCTCGACTTCAGAAGCAGAGACGTTTTGCAGACCTTCGGTCGCCCAAATGACGACCTTATGAATCTTCTCGATGTTCAGCGGCTCAATTTCGCCGCCCCGCTTAGTAACTTGCAGGGACATTAGTTAGTAGTGACTCCAAGGTAGTGGTAGATAATGAATGAGGGCATCGCGTAGAGGCGGCCCATGTGTCAAAAAATGCCGGGTTTTCACCGGCTGCGGGCATTGCGCCCTCTGATACGTCTCTCACGTACCACCCCGCGCTACCTTTCGGCAGTCGGATCGTCTCTATTCTTCTTCGTATTCTTCATCACCGATGTAGTTACCGTCTTCATCGTAATGCTCGGGCAGGTAGTGGAAGCCCATTGGAACGGTATCGCGCCAAGGTATGCGACAAATCTCGTCACCTTCAGAATCCAACAGCCCCGTAGATATAGGGGAATCGTCGTATTCATCCTCGTAGATGATCATTGCGGTAGCGGCGATACTGCCGTCTTCATCCATGACACTAGACCGGCGGGCGGTCGTGTTCCTGTGCAAAGAGGGCGCACGGCGCGGGGCCTTGACCCAACGCCACTTAGCTTGAGGCAGTCGTGTGCCCATTTACTCTACTGTGCTAAAAGTACTTTAGTCGGAAAGGCTGCTGGGGTTGTAAACCAAGTCCACAGGTTTAGGCATCAGACTATCCAGACCGGCCATAACCTCTTCGTCAATCGCGTCAGCAAGCCTTTGAGAAGCGTCAGGAGGCATAATCGCTAGAATAACCTCAACAAATTCAATGTCTTCCTTGTCGCACCCGTGGGGACGGCAGCGGGTCACATCATTCTTCCGAGTGAATATCCTGGCGACTTGAAGGTCCTTAGTTGTGCCCCAACCCGTGATGTACTGACCTCTGGACTTTATGCGTCCAACAAAGAGGGTCATATCTTAAACCTTCCCTGGATCATAAACTAGGTAAACCGGAGGGGCGGAAGCCGTTAGGTCAGTCGCAACCTTCTTGAGCGCAGCCTTAGCCGCAAGTTTCGCCGCAGCCTTTGCCACAGCAGCCGCAGCGATTGCGGGATCAGGCCCCATGACGATGTGGACTTCAATGACTTCGGTATCGCCTGGAATGCGGAACTTTGCGGCGCTGGCCGCATCGCACTTGCGAGTATAGACCTTGGCCTTGCTCAACTCACTGGAAAAGCCGTACTTACCGCTTCGGTACTTTCCAGTATTCTTGTCTACAACGACAAACATATAACCTCCTTAGTTTGTTGGTTCGACGGGTTGCCCCGCGTAATTTCCCTTCAACAGCGGCCACGCAATCGGGAAGCGCTTAGTGATGAACGGGTCCATCTGGCGCACGAAGTCCTGGGTTTCCTTCTGCGTGTCCTTGTGGTGCCGAAGCTTCCACACATGAGCAAACGCCAGGAGAGTGCCAGTCCAAGTCCAGAGGACTTCCATGGACTGCGGGAGCAGGAAACGTGCCTGTTCAGGTGAGGCGCCGAAGAACAAGGCAGATTCGTAAGCTGCAATGCACTGACTTACCGTTTCGCGCTCAATTTCTTCAAGGACCGTTTGGTTGTCCTCAGGAAGCAACTCACCGCTCCCCTGCTTACGGTCCTTCACATCAGAGCGCCAGTTGCGCCCGATACGGTAGAACGAAATGTCCTTGGTCTTGTAGCGGCGGCTTACCTCAGACCATTCCAGGCCGATCTGGTGCTTGCCAAGCTGGCGCGCTACCGGGATCGGTGCATCGCATTCAAAAGACATGCGAGGATGACGGAACGGAAGAAAGTGACCCTGTTCAGCTAGTTCGCGGAGCAAGCCTTCATCAGACTTGCCTCGCGGCGTTCGGGGACCATCTTCATCGGTACGGAAGGTATCAAACTGCTTGCCGAAAGAACGGCGTGCAGCGTTGACGATTGCTAGGTCACTGCCTGAGCAAAGGTCGGGGATTACATCAACGCGCATCAGACCTTCAGATGCGTCCGCAGATCATAGAAGCCGCCGATGTGCTTCACGGTGCCGTCAGGCATTTCCTCATAAATCTGAGGCAGTGTGGCAAAGCCCTTCACGTTCTTGATGAAGTGAAGATGCCGTGGCTCCGCGATAACATCGCGGATTTCAAAAGCCAGACCTTCGCGGGTCAGGAGTTCCTTGGCATTGGTGCAGAAAACGCACTTGTCTTTGGAATAGACGATGTAACTCATTGTGCTTGGATCGGGTTTTCAGGAGTCCGGCCCCCACCCACCCAAGGGTATGGACCTAGTGGACGGTTAGTTGGTGGAATGCAGGGGGTCGGCATGTAGACAGGAACAGGAACGGCCTTAGCCTTCTCTTCCTTCGCCTTTACGCGGTCAGCCAGCATCTTCAGGTAGAACGTAGCCTTACCCAGGTCTTCAGAACCCTTGCCTTTATGGCGGTAGCGCCACAGGTACTTGATGATGCTCCCCTTGAGGAAACCGAGAAACTCGTCATCGGTCATTGAGGCTTCCATTGCTTGGAGGCACTCAACCCCGCCCTTGTTGTAGTGGTCGGGATGGTTAACTTGTTCAGCCATTCTTTTGTTTCAATTTCTCTGTGTAGAGTGCAGCGCTATGTGCAATTTTCAGCGCGTTCAACTCGGTAGAATGTGTATTTATGTACTGCACACCATGCCGATACAGTTGATCCTCTATCTTATCCGACAACCTATTCGCCTCAATCTCGTCATGTACTCTAGCCCTCGTCTCAAATGCGTGATTGCGATGGATAAAGTAGTTTAGAGACACGTAACGGTCGTGCAGCGCTTTGCACACAACATTGTACTCAGTAGGCATCGGGTTGGCGCTCTCTGAGGCGTAAACCGGCGACATGAGGATTGGGCTGTCGCAGACAACTATGTCTGCATGACCCGCGCACCGCGCGACTTGCCAGTATTGATTACCGGCAATGTAGATATCGCAGCCGAGAGCCTTGAGGGACTCATCGTAGACGAGCATCTTGGCTACTTCGTTGGGACACTCGACAGTGAAACGCGGCCACCTAGTCTTTAGGAAACCCGCGACCAGCAGCGCCAGGGTAGATTTACCTGAACCTGGGGCGCCGAATAGATTGATAACTAGCATGAAAAAAGAGGGCTAGGCCCCCCTTTTAGTCTGGTATGGCAGTGCCAGTACCATCGCACACAAAGCAACTCGATTTGCGTGGATTTATCAGCGTGCCATCGCTGTTGATGCCATCAATGGATAGGGCTTCCCCTTTGCCCTTGCATATCGGGCAAACTATGGGCTTCCCGCGCCGTTCTTCTGATGCCGCTTCGACTTCTTCCGCAGCCGTGGCTAGCGCCTTCTCGGCATTCGACAGGGCCTTCCTGGCTCGGCCCAGGTTGTCGTTGGCGATATGCCACTTTGCCTGCGCTTGTTGCATGCGCGCACTCACGGGACGTTCCTCACAAGTTCCAACGCATCAGAAAGTACTTTAGGCTCCTGATACGGCTTGAAACCCCCACGGTCAACCGCCCATTTACACCCGCAGTTATCGCAGATGGTCCAGATAGTGCCGCCACGGTGAGTATCTTCATGCGTGCATTCGTACCGGGAAGTGTGGCTGAGTACGTCCTTTAGTGCCTTCTTGAGCGCTTCCTCAGTTGGAGAGGAAACAGGTGCGATAGCCGGCTTTAGCTTCGCTACAGCAAGTGGGCGCTGGAGGAAGGCAAACCTGTTGCTGTTCATTCTCAAATCCTTAGTTTGTAGGTTCAATAGGAGGAAGCCCGAAGGCTTCCTCTCATTGTGTTACGCGCTTAGAACGCGCGGTTGCGGCGGCCACCGGCCGGTGCGTTGTTCACCGGGGTATCAGCCACTTCGGCTTCAGCCTCTTCGCCTTCGCCATCAGCCGCAGCGGCCTCAAACTTGGCAATCAGCATGGTCTCGTCCTGCCAGCCAACGATCTTGAACACCGGAGCAAACTTGCGCCCCAGCTTCTTGCCCGTCTTCGGGTCCTTGGCGTCGAACGACACGCTCTGCAACTCCACAATGGCCAGATCGCCAGGGTGCTGCTGGAATACCTTACCGTAATCACGGATCAGGTTGGCAACCGAGATATTGCCGCCCTTGGAAGAAGTCTTGAACAGGTACTCTTCGCCGCTCTCAACGTCGCGGAACTGAGTGCTGGACTGCGGACGCCAGCCGTCCTTGCTGTCCTCGTAGGGGCCATGGTCGGTCAGATCGCCCTTGCCGGGCGGGGCACCGTCCATGATGCGCGTCATAACTTCTTCCTCGACATTGCTGTCCTTCCAGCAAATCCAACCGCGCTTGAACTCGCCTGGATTCACGGCAACCTGAGTGCCCTTGGGCAACTCTTCCTGATCCTTGCCGAACGAGTAGATGCCAGTGTTACCGTCAAACTTCAGGTAGAGAGCGCCAGACGAGGCACCCATATCTTCGGCGGCGGAAAGGAACGGATTGCCAGCGCCCGCAACGGCGGGAACATTGGAAGCAGTAGTAGTAGTAAGTGACATTAGTAGTAAATTAGCCTTGTACTTATTGATGATGCCCTAGGCATCGCTAGAATGGGCATAGCCCAGGGGCAGGCGAAAGGGAGTTATTATACTCCAATCGCCCACCGAAAAGGAGTTCGTTATTATGCGAACTCTGAGGTTTCACCCTTGCGGGTAAGGTAGTCGCCCGAGACGTTCTTCAACGCCTTGCGGCCCAAGCGATGCACGTACGCTTCGCGCTTGGAGGTAATCACAACGCCTTCACGGATATTGACGCCGTTGAAGGTGGTCTTGCCATCAGTCAGGGCAAGCATGGTCTCCCGATTGAACGGACCCTCATAGAGGATCGGAACATGCGGAACACCGATCAGGTCGAACGCCTTGTACTTCTCGACGGTATCGAGGAAGCGGCCATTCTGTGGCGTACCAACCCACAGGTCGAACGCGCGGAAGGTAGGCTGGTCCTGGCCGTAGCCAAGGTCCTGAATACCGTTGCCGAAGACTTCACCGAATAGGAAGTACGGCGGGGCGTGGGTCAGGTACTCGTACATCATCGCGGTGATCGTCATGCTTTCATCCATTTCTGGCGTGAAGCTATGGAACGCCTTGAAGTAGACGTTATCGGCAGGCGTGCCGTCTTCCTGGGTCCACTTGAAGACGTTGCCACTCTTGCCAAGGCCCTTGGAGTAGATGAAGTCACCACCCGGTAGATCGGGATGATCCAGTTCGGGGTAGTAGGCGAAGCAGCACATTGTCCCGTGTAGCTTCTCGGTGATGACAACTTCCTCACCCTCCGCGAAAGCATTCGGGTGCTTCTTCCAGTTCTCAAGGTCGTAGTGGACCGTGTTGGAAGGGCCGATGTGAGCGCAGTTGCCGTAGAACTTCTTACGCGCCGCCGGGTCCATTGCCTCAGTCGGATCGTACTTCTTGATGCCCAGGAACTCGGCAACGTCGTCGCCTTCGCTGACTTCCTGATAAAGCTGGCACGGCGTACCATCAGCGGCCTCGGAGTCAGCCCCGAGAACAAAGGGGGCACCACTGTCCACGACCGAGTACACAATACCCTGGCTCAGGCAGCCCTTCAGCTTGATTGCCTTGATCCGGTTCTTCTGCCCACCACTCAGCTTCCCCACAAGGTTCAGCTTCACGATCAGCCATTCCGGCAGTACGGCGTCCTCGGGAAGGTAGACAGCCAGGTCTCCTGGCTTGAATGCCCCCTTAGCGACGATGCTGCGGTATTCACCCACAACAGCCAGTTCGATGCGATCAGCATCTTCGATTGGTTCAATGGACGCAATTCGGGTCACATTGACTTGGAAATCAGCCAATTTCGTCATCCTTAGTTTGAAATCAAAAACCCGCCGAAGCGGGTTTAAGCAGGCGGGGTTTATTGGTCTCGCCAGAATCGGTAGGCGAAGAAAGCATTCAGTACGATGATAAGAATGCCCCAAACCAGCGTGACCGCTATCAGGGTTTCCATCTAAAATGCTTTAGGCTTCCATATCGACGGATGGAGCGTTCCACTCCGGTACATTCAGCATCTTCAAAGCCGCCCGCGCCGTAGCCATGCGCGCCGTCTGCTTCAGCAGCCATGCACGGATCACTGCGAGAGCGTCCCTACCATCAAGGATGGAGAAACACCATGAACGCATTTCAGGGAAATCGCTGTTCAGGTTTTGCTTGAGAGCATGGGCGTAAGCTGCGCGGTGAGTGCAGCCCTCGTAGGTCTCGGGGTCGGCTAGTATCCCCAGCGCCACTTCGTTGATCTTGTTGTGGTAGTTCACAGCAAGCGTTGCAGCCATTTCGGCGTTGGTATTGACTTCATCAGCCCATACCTTGAGCCGATCCCTGGCGTCTTGCGACGGCAGGAACCCGCTAACGTCATCCACCTTGCCCTCTAGGACAACGCGGAGAACGTCCTTCTCAAACAGCAGACCGCTGACGGCACGATGCGCGGTCACGTAGTCATCCGCCTTCATCTTGCCCATCCACTGCTCGCAGCGGATCACGTACCCCTCCCGATCCTTCAAGCCCTTGGTATGGGCCACAAAGGCGTCCATATCGTCGGCAGTCTGGTCGTAGGTTCTGACTACGGGGATACCGTACAAGCGTCCAACGTATTTGATCCAGTACTCTTCGGCGTAGTACCCCGTGTCATTGGAACGCTGCGCCAGCAGCGTCAAATCCTCGCGCACGTAGCGCACCACAATCTGGTTCTGCGGCGAGGTAAACTCAAAGATCGGCGTAGCGCCAGAAGCAATGGTTTCGTGGCAGTAGTCCAGCAGCAACTCGACGTAGGGCAGGCGCTTGCAGGCTTCCATTGCCATCTTGGCTTGGGCGCTTAGTCCTGCCCGAGTCATGAACACGACTTCGCCGTTCAGCTTCACCGCATGGACCATCGAACCGTCCAGCTTCTCCATGATGGAGTGGTTGCCGTCGCGGAGAGATGGGATTTCATCCGGCTTCTCATGGAGGTTGAAGAACTTGTGGAGCGGCCGGGCAATGAGGTTGCCTTCCAGGTCAAACTTCAGGCCACGGCACTCGCGCCGGATCGGGCAGGCAAAGGTGTCATTGCCCACATAGTTGTAATCGATGAAGGTGTATCCATCGCGCTTGCCGACCGTAAACTCGGGGCGGCCAGCGATAGCCGGAAGCACATCATCGATGTGCCGGATCGTCGGGAACATGGTTGTAGGTCCTTAGTGGGTTGTTTTCAAAAACCCGCCGAAGCGGGTTCCTGTCGCAGCGCCCCTAAAGGTCGTCTGGATGCCTAATCCCCTGGAACGAGGGGATGCGGGGCTTGTTCTTGGTGCCGTCAGGCTGGTAGCGGAACTTGACCAGCTTGCCCAAATAGTCGGGACGGTTAGCCCAAATCTCGGCACGCAATTTGTCATCAAATCCTGTGCCAATACTGAACACACCGAAGACCCGGTGATTGACGATCAACGCGCCCAGCGTGTTGGCGGGTACAAGGAACTCCTTGCGCTTGCCTCGCTTGGTGCGCCCGAAGGCGTCCTTGGTCGCTGGGTTTAGATTGGTCATCAGTTCTTCGAACCCGACAATCTCGGCTTCGTCGTCCTTAAAGTTCTTTAGCTTGAGAAGGATTTGCTCCTTCTCCGTAGAACGGCCAAACTTGTATGGTCCGGTAACTGACCGGACCATCGTTCCCTCAAATCCGGTATCGGTCATAATCAGGTGGTAGTTTTCAACTTCCGCCCAGGTAGCGCAAAGCTGCTGCCCCACCAAAGTAAACGGAACCATGTTGGACTGCCGCATCAGCTTCATGCGCGCTTGTAGGTAGGCGTACCTATCCTTGAAGGCCCAAGCTGGTTCGGTCGTGTCATCGAACACGAAGTAGGTTGCCCGTGGTTCCCCACTCTCGCGCATCACGCCAGAAGTGGTGTCTTGGAACGTGGGGCCGATGATCAGTTCGCCGTCCAGCCCATTGTATTCGGGCAGCGACAGGGCGTCCCGAATGAAGTGGTTCGGGATCGGTTTGAAGGTTCGGCTGACCAGCTTGCCGTCAACGACTAGCGCGCGGATGCCGTCATATTTTGGCGACACGTAAACCGGGAAGCGCAGCTTCGTCGGATCAGTGATTTCGCCTGCTAGAAGGGGTTTCATCAATAACCCGCCGAAGCGGGTTATCTTTTAGTCCGTCAAAACCGCGAGGTAGGTGCTGTTGCGGGTCTCAACGAGGTACAGCGAAGTTGAAGCAGCAATCGTCAGCTTGAACACTAGAGGCTGAACCCGAAGGACCGTCGAAGTGCTGATCGTGCTGATGAAGGTGGCATTCTCCCTGTCCACGGAAGACAGCAAGACGCCGTGCAAGCATTCATCTTCGGTGGGCGTATCATCCGTATGGATGATGCCTCGGAAGTTCTTGCCGAAGCCGACCAGGGCCTTGGTGTCGTAGAAATCGAGGAAGTGGCTCATGCCACGCCCCCGATGCACCCTAGAAGGGCCAGAGCAGCCCGCTGACGGGCACGACGCACGCTGCCGGGTACATTGCCCGCCTGAAGGTTGTAAGGCGGCTTGTGGGCGGCCCTGACGAACTTCGTGCGAGGCTTCAGCTTGAAGCGGTACGGAACTGGACTACCGGCATAGGCTGGCATGTTGGCGCCAACCCGGCCTTCGCTGCCCTTAATACGGTAGCGCAATTTGGCAACGCGGCGGCGAGCGCAGCGGTAAGTGTGGGCTTGGCGGGCCATTAGCTATTCGGCTCCTTAATGAGGGGTTCGTATGTCAGTTCGAAAATGTCGGGCTTGCACGGATAATGTTCGCCCTTCACGCCCCGAATGATCCAATCGCCGGAAGTGACGATATGGCCGCCCTCCAAGGTAGCGATCCAGCCAAGGCCGCTGTCTTCGGAGAGCAGCGAGCCGTATTCCACCACTTCTGGATGGTCGCCCATCTTGAACCACTGCGTTGCGGCGATCACGACAGGCTTCTTCTGGAAGAACGGCACGTTAGTTCTTGGACCCACCACTGATCAGGTCGTCCAGGGCGGCCTGTTCGATGGAACGGCGGCGCTCGTAGCCGTCGAGATAGGCGGTAGCCGCCTCGGGATTACCCTTGCGGATAACGGCGGCGATGCGGTGAGCCACGTAAAGCGGCTTCACCACGACAGTAAACGAGGAATTCAATTCCTTGATCCTTAGTAGGCAGCATGAATAGTTTAGTGGTTTAGTGGTCTAGTAGCGAAGGTCGCTGACGCGGACGTTGGGAAGATTGTCGCCAGCCAGAATGTCCTTGAGCGCGCTCTTGAACTTCTGGTCGTGGGATTCCACCAAGGTCTTACCCTTGATATCAACTTCCAAGCGCCAGCCTCCGGTCTTCATCTTCTCGGAAAGCGGGCGATCAATCACCACGTACTTGACGATGGTGCCTTCCGGAGCCAACGCGACAGACGACAGGCGGTCCTGGCGGTGCAGGTGTGTGGCGTCGATCACCGTCTTCAGCCCGTAGTTCATCCGCGTCTTCACGGTGTCGTGGAGATAGGCGAACACACGCGGGTTGTTTGACTGATCACGGAAGTCTCCGAACATTTGCTGGCGGATCGCGTCAGACGATACGATCTGATCCACGGCAAGTTCGCCGCGAGCCACCATGTTAGCCAAGGTGCTGGACTTGCCACCACCGCTCGGCCCCACCATCAGGTGCAACAGCGTCTCGCCAGGGATCGGCTCGTAGAACTGAGGGTCGCCCTTGTCGAAGTCGCCAGGAGCGGATTGGAACACGGTCACGCCGTTAGCGCGCCACATATCCACGACACGCTGGCGGTCATCCACCACGAACCAAAGGTCGTGACCTTCGGCGCGGATAGCATCAAGCATTTCCTTCTTGATGATATCGTCGGGGCGGCTATCCTTGGCCGGGCGCATCTTCAAGTTGATGCTTCGGGTAAGCCCCTCAAAGACATGAATCTTCAGCCACTCCATCGTCTCGGCTCGATACTCTTCGCCGCGCCCGGTGCAGAAGATGATGTTCACCAAATGTGGGTTATCAAACATCAAGAATTGGCAGAACGACACCACGTTCTTAATGGGCGTGTCCTTGTGGAGTTCCGCGAAGAACTTGTTCCAGTTCTTCGGGCGATTGGCGACGTAGTGACGGCGATGCGTCAGGTCGGCCAGGGTGCCATCGATATCGAAGATGACGGTCTTGGGTTGTTGGCGGAAAGTCATGGTTTATGATCCTTAGTGGGTTGCTTCTCTATAAGGGACCAGTACTCCCTCTAATCAAAAAGGGAGGGCTTGCGCCCTCCCCTTTGGTTATTCAGCTAGGTGCTTCGGAACCCGCACGCGAGGGAGTCCCTCACTGTGCTCATACGGTTCGTCTTTCGGTGTGGTGGTCACAGAGGCAACCTGAGGCATCAAACCAGTAGGAGTCCCCCGCATAGCGAGCCGCACCGCCAGCCCTCGGTTTCCAGTTTCCACCGCGTACTGCGAAGGATGCTCTGCCGGGTCAGCGTAGGTGACTTCAACCAGTGTCCAGATCATTCCTTTGGAGCCTTTACTGTGATGCGTTCACTCGGGTCGCCAACGCTAGCATAATCGTCTAGGTTGATTCCAGTATCTTGAACGATCCTCTCGTAATCGTAAGACTTGCGCCCCGCGATGACGGAATAGGTCACAGAGTAGCCGTCGCTGGTCTTGGCGAACCGCCTGCCCTCCTTGCGTAGAAACTCCTTGAGTTCCTCGGAAGTCGAATCCTTTGTCTTGGTGAGCCGCGCAATCTCAGCGCGGATTTCACGGTCACGAACGGCAAGCGTGCGTAGGTTTTCCTCGTCCGCTTTGGCAATCGTGCCGTTGGACTTCTCGACGGGCATCCGGCCAATCTGAGCCATGCTGCACTGCCGCTGGAACGGGCAGTAATCGCACTCGCTGCCACCACGGATTTTGCCCTCAGGGGCTAGATCACCAGGGTTGGCAGCGTCGTACACCATGTCGGCGCGGGTCTTACATGCAGCGTAGATCGCCGGGTCGCGCTTGATGACGAAGACCCGAATGTCGTCTAGCCAGGAGGCGTTGACGTAGATGATCACCGCGTACTCGGGGCGGTGGTTAGTGGTTTCGTGGATCAAGCCCATCTGCTGTTGCACCTGACCCGCGTGAACCGGCTTCGGCTCCTTCAGGTCTAGGCGTGAGTCGAAGGTCTTAATCTCCACAGCGAAACAGGACGCCTCCATGTCAGCAATGCCATAAACTGCAAGGCTGTCGGCTGGCACATCGGTGATCAGACCATCCGGCGTAGCGGACAGTCTACCTTTTACTAGCGTGACTTGATCGTCGCCTGCGTAAAGGATTTCTGCTCCAGGCGGAAGCTGCGAGCGCAGCGCTGGAACAACGTAGTGGGCTTCGAGAATTTGGCCCCTGGAAGTAGCCCCGTATGATTCAGCGAAGTCAGGGTCAGCTTCATAACTGTGCTTGGTGAAGAAGTTGCGTCGAATACATTGGAACGCTTCTGAGGCACCCAGCGTCTTGGTGCGATCAAAACTCCATACGCGCTTGTTGGAAGCCGCGTAAGCATCGAACACCTTCTGGAAGTTGAAGGTCATATAATCTTTAGTTCTTTCAAGCCCGCGTTGAACGAATCAACTGCCGCGTTGTCCACGGTGAATAGGGATTCGTTCAGAGTGATCTTCGTCTTAGTGACTTGTGAGGTCGGGACGAAAAGTACTTTATCTAGCGGGAGGGCGACGCAGGCGAGAAGGTCTATCTCGTCGCCTGTATAGGTAGTCAGCGAGGCGCAATGCTTGGTAGTCGTTGCGTAGCGGCCTCGGGCTGTGATGAAGGTAAAACGCCCGTCCTTACAGGATTGCGTCGATTTCGCTTGGATGCGAATGGGCCTCGACCCATGGAAAGCCAGTACGTCGAAGGGTAAACCTTCGGCGGCTTCCATGGAGTTGAGGCCCATCTTTCGTAGTGTGTAGATTACGAGTGCAACGCCTTGCGAACCGACTAGCGAGTAATGCTGTGGTCCTAGTTTGGTCAGTCTTCGTCTTCGTCAGGTAGTCGGTGGACGATTGGGTGCAGTACAACGCCAGGACGGGCAGCGATAATCTTGTCGCAGCGCCGAGCAATGTCCTGCTGATACGCGGTTTCACGTTCCATCAGGATGACGTTGAAGCCTTCCTCGATTGCCGCCTGTCCGGTAGAGCCAGAACCCGCGAACGGATCAAGGACAGTCCCGCCGGGCGGCGTCACAAGGCGCGTCAGGTAACGCATCAGCTTCACCGGCTTTACGGTTGGGTGCTTCGACTCTGCTCGGTCGGCTTTCGATGCCTTGGAGTTGTAGAAGAAGCGTGATACTGAACCAGAATCGCCATACTGCGGCCCACAAGGAGTATTACTCTCTCCACTCCAAATACCACCAGTACCCCTAGGCTGGCGCTCCGTCCCGCTAGTCTTCTCACCAAACGCCGCGAAGGCTTCCTCAACCTCAGGCGAGCCATCGTGCATAATGTTGGCGGGGAAGCGGCCTTTAGGCGCCTCTGCTGTATTGTAGAAGAAGCGCGAAGCCGTGCCTTCGTCCCTAAAATCGTGCGTAACGGTTCCATCGCCTTGGCCATAGCTAGTGGCAATATGGTTCTCTCCGCGTTTCGGCTCATTTGGATTACCGCTTGAACGTGCAGACGATTTGTCGCCAAACGCCGCGAATGCTCCCTCAACCTCAGGCGAACCGTCGTGCATAATGTTGGCGGGGAAGCGGCCCTGGACAGTTACCTCATCGCCAGCGGAATCCAAGCGATGCTCAGGAACCCGAATCATGCTTGCGTTCGCGTTGGTGCCTTTTGGGGTGTACGTTCTCTCTTCTGAACCAACCCTACACCCATCAATATTGATCCCGCCGACACCATGCTTCAGCACGTTGGCTGCAATGGTGCCTTCAAGGGGCTTGCGGGCGACAATGATTGGTTCAAAGGCGGGCTTGAGGGCAGTGCCCCAGCCTTCCCATCGCTTGGCGTTGTCTGATACGGGGCCACCCAGCTTATCAAAGGTGTAGGTCTCTCGGCCCTGCGCGCCTTGTTCCACGTTCGTCGCCGCCATCCCAGGCGCCTTGATCGTGCCAACAATCTCTCGCTGAACACCTGCTATGGTGTCCATGTCCTTGCCGATGTTCCGCGACTTCGGAAACCCACTACCGTAAAGCCACATGATCTTGTCACGGACTTCGAATCCAGCGAGGCGTAGGGAAATGCCCATCAGGTCGTCAGTACGAGAACCGGCGAAGCAGAGGATATGACCGCCGGGCTTCAACACCCGGTAGACTTCCTTCCACAACTCGGGGCCAGGGACGAACGAGTCCCAGGTCTTGCCCATGAACCCCTTCTTTCTGACAAGGTATTCCTTGCCACCCACCCACGCCTTGAGAGCGTTAGCCACATCGTCAGCGGAATGCTGGGACAGGCCGTAGGGTGGGTCGGTGACTACGGAGTCAACGGAGTTGGCAGGAAGCGACTTCAGGGCGATGATATTGTCGCTACAATGCAGCGAGATAGTCTGCGCCGTGGTAACAGACACAGGCTTCGCGGGGGCGGTAACTTCGCACTCCGCAGCTTCGGTAGTCATAAAGTATTTTAGTTCCTTAGTTTTGGCCTACTGGCCCCAGGTAATCAGCGGAGCCTGCCCGACTGTCTTCCAATCCCAGCAGAACCACGCATAGTTGTGGCGCGGCGAGCCTGTGGAATCTTCAATCCAGCGGGGGCGCTTCGTTAGCACCAGCTTCAGCGAGAATGCCGGATGCGCGAATAGTTTGGTGCGCTTGGAGGCGCTATCAAACTCGTTGCGAAGGAGCATTGCCACGGAGCCGTCCACAGGCTTCATCAGGTCCAGGGACTTGGTGATGAAGTTGGACGGCAGGGTGTCAGAGTAGGGCGGATTGGTGATGATGGCTTGGATCGACGGATCGGGCAGTGCATCGAACTTTAGAAAGTCCTTATCTGGCGTGCCGTAACCACGGTCCACTAGATCGGTGGCAATCACCTTATGGCCCTTAGCCTCCAAGACTTTACAGATATGGCCCTGCCCGCAGGCAGGTTCCCAAACGGTCCCGCGAGGGGTGAAGTGCTTCAAGAGCGCTTCGGTACACCAGGGCGGCGAGGGATAGAAATCTTCGGCTTCGCGTTCGTAGCCTAGGACGCCCATTGCTGGGTCTTTGTTCGCGCTAATAGTCAGGGCGCCATTCCGTAATGCTCACAAAGCTTCGCGTAGACTGGAATGGTCGCGCGAACATCAACGAGCGCATCGTGCGCGCCGTCAATGCCTACGCCGAAGTAGTGCTGATGCACTTCCACCAGCTTGGGAAACTTGTACTTGTCGTTGATGTAAGGGTTGCGGTTAGGCAACTGAAGGATAGGCTTCGAAGCCTTCATCGTGCAGCGAACTTCCTTCCCGACGAACGGGTCGGTGACTGGCCGCTTCAGCCGGGCAAGCGCCCGCTGAATGATGATCACATCGAAGTCTGAGTTATGCGCGACAACGCGCTGGGCAACGCCAAGCAGCGCACAGAACACGTCCATCACATCAGGCAGCGAAAGCCCTTCGGCCTCCGCTTTCGCCTGAGAAATGCCGTGAATAGCGGCGGCTTCGTCCGGTATCGTCCAGTAAGTCGGGAAGACAATACGGTCTAACGTGATGAGTTCGTTGAGGTCGTCATCCGTCAGGATAGCGCCCAACTGAACGAGGTCCGGTTGGGCCTCGTCCGTTGGTGGCTTGCCTCTAGCTGCTTTGCCCGTTGTCTCCGTGTCGAAGAACAGAATGGGCACGCTCGCTGGCCTTAGCCCTTCTTGCCGAAGCGCAGAAGACCGCCGACGAAGGCGACCATGGCGCTGAACTGCCACATCGAGAGCGCCTGGAAACCCAGCGCGGCCAGGAAGGCAACAGAGGTATCCGCGAACACCCAACCGACGATCAGGCCCAGGAGGGCACCAACGGCGGGAGCGATGAGCGCGATTACGCACACAGAAAGTACGAGGACCAGAGCGCCTAGAATAGTGGCGCAGAAGCCCCCAAGAGCGCCCTTAAGAGCGGCAGAAGTAGTAGGGTTCATTTATTCCATTTCCTTAATTTCTAACTTCCAATCACGTATCCAGCGGCACGCTGTAGAGAAAGTTACATCGAATACCGCTGCAAGAGCGGTCCCGGTAGGCTTGTGATTTAACCAATACTTCTTGGCGTCGTCGTGCCTAGTTTTGTATCGGTTCTTATTCGTGTGGACTAAGTGTTCCAGACGAGGGAGGCACCGCAGATGCAAGATATTGCAACATGCTCGGTTATTACACATATGGTCAATTTCGTGACCATCCGGTATTGCCCCGTTAGCGTGCTGCCACACGGTTCGGTGGAAGAACTCGGCCAAGCGGGGCTTACCCTCCCCGACGTACCATGTGTATCTGAAGTACCCATCCTTATTCAGGCGGTGGGATACGCAAACATGGCAACCAGTATCCGTAGCCTCAAACCTAAGCGCCTTTGCAGGGGCGCCGATCTTCTTCTTTAGTGTACGTCCGCCCAAGTTTTACCAATCTTATATTCGCAGGATAGAGGGCAGCGGAATTCAAAGTGGCGCTCTGCTTCACGCACCGCTGCAAGTGCTTCCGCCCCTACTATCTCAGCGATTTCTCGCGTGCGGCAGGAGACGAATAATTCATCGTGAGCAAAGACGTTGAAGGCAAAGTCACCATCCCACCCGTGCCTGTACCCCAGGTCATGTAACCTTTCTTCCAGGCGGATGGACCAGTACTTGGCCACCAAAGCGCCCGCAGATTGCAGGGAGGTATTGAGGGCTTTGTGCGCGGATCGCACATGAAGGCGCCCACCATCTAGGGCGGGTATCCAACCTTGACGCTCCACCAGCGTGTTAAGCCTGTTGGAGACCTTCTTGTATGCAGGGTTTGCCCGCATAAAGCCCTGCTTGATCCGTCTACCGTCTTCAGCAGAACCACCGACAATTGTGCCAAGCTTAAAATCCCCGCTTCCGTAAAGCATGGCGTAAAGCGCCGTCTTTGCGTTGTCTCGCGTCGGAACACCGAAAGCTTTTTGGTTCTCGGTGTGAACGTCGCCGTTGACGACAATATCTGCGTAGCGGCCTTCATCGAACTCAGCCAGAACATCGGCAAAGCAACGGATTTCGATACCTGAAAGGTCCGTACCTAGGGCATACCAGCCCTCAGGAGCAGTCCATAGGGACCGCATTTCCTTACCATACGGAGACCGCACAGCAGGGCACTGAGACATATTGGGCTTGGCGTGGGTGACGCGGCGGGTAACAGCGCCTAGGCCGTTAACTGAGCCGTGGACCTTGCCGTTGTGGACTAGCTTGAGCCAGCCATTCTTGCCCTCGGCTAACTGGCCGATACGCTTCTGCACAAGGAAGAAGTCAGCGAGGTTTTTGGCCTGCGGGACAGTCTTCAGCAGCTTGTCGTAGAGTTCCTGTTCGCTCTCTTCGATGCCGTCTTCTTCAGCATCGAACTCACCCACCAAGTCGCGGAGGATATCTTCACTGACGCGAGGCTTGCCCGTATCGGTGAATTCCTTCGGCTTCCAGTTGAACAACCGCTGCAAGCGATCTGCGATCTGGTCGCGGCTGCCAGGGTTGAACTCGACACGCTCAATCGGCGTGAACGGCGCTCCCTTGGTACGATTGGCCTTGAGTGGGTCTTTGTAGTTGATCGACTTGGACGGAGTGAATGTGACGCCTTCGCGCCACGGCTTGACCCACTTCGACGCCTTGTACCAAGGCTTGAACTGATCAATCAGGCTGGCGCGGATTTCCTCACGTTTATCGTTGAGGCTTGAGTAAAGTACTTTTGCCTCTTCCTCGCGGAATGGGAAGCCGTTGTCCTCTACCTTGGCCATCAGGTCCGCGAACCGATGCTCCAAGACGATAGCGTCCTGGCTGTAGTTGAAGCGGCGGATTTGGCGGTCTAGGTATTCCCAAAGAACCGTGCCAGCGTCGATATCACCGACGCCATAAATCTCCATTTCTGGAGTCCAGTTTTCCCACGATTCCGCTTCGTATTTCAGCTTGTGGCAGTCGAGGCGGTGGCCCCAGGCTTCCAGGCTATGCGAACCGATTAGCTGCCCTGGTAGGGCGCCTTTGCGGTTGAGGGCGTAGTCGTTCTCTTTGATATCCGAGAAGATCAGGCGCGACAGGATCAGTGTGTCGCGTATCTTGGCAGTTAAACGGAAGTCCGGATAAATGGACTCCAGCATCGGAATATCGTAACCAATCAGATTGTGCCCCACGACGAAATCGGCGTCTTGGAGCATCGCTAGACCGTCTTCAATCCAGCCAACGAAAGGGGCCAGAATGCAGTCGGGACTAGCTAGGTGAACGTCAAGTTGGTCTTTAATCTTGCGATTTCGGTAGACGAACTTTTCACCTGTATCAAGGTCCCTAATGAGCATTAGGTGAACCTTGCTTACAACACGTAGTAGACCATCGGTCTCTGTGTCCACATATAGTCTGCGGCCCATGAAATCCTTAGTAGGTTGAGTAGCATAGTCAAAAACCCAAGGCCGAAGCCTTGGGTCCCCTTTCTTTAGAGTAACGCGGAACGAGTTGCAGATTGAATTAGATCGAAAAACTCTTTTACTTCTCTGTCACTTCTTGTGTGTTTCATACGATTCACCGCCGTACACACGAAATGGACATTACCCGTAACGTACCCTAATGAATTATTTACCCTATCCAGGGATGGCGCTGCCATTGGCCTAACGGTAGTGCGCTTTAGGTCAAACTGGATATTTGAATAGGAGCATCGTCCGCCCTGCTTCGTCCATAATTCTTGTAGATATTCTTCCGTCAAGTTGAAATCTAAGGATTTACCATTAGTGTTCCGCCTGCTTTCTCCCAGCAAGAGCCTCACGTAAGACTCTGCTGGGATGCTCGTCTTCGATCTAGCCTTGTTAGCGCATTGTATTGAGCAAGCTTGTTTATCTAAGGCCAGACGCCTAGCGCGTTTTACTTCGGCCTCGCGTCTTGCGAAGATACCCCCGCAGTAGACACATACTAAATCTGTTATTCTCAACGAGTGACGTTAATCACCAGAGGATCAATCCGAAGCCTAATAGGTTGATCCGAATATAAGTAAGCACCCGACCACTGGCGGTACGTGCCGTCAGCGTTCCAGTAGAAGATATAGGGCGCGGACGAACCGTGCGTGCCCTCATCGGATGGCGCCGCGCGAACCTGAAAGGCGTAGTTGGTGTACTGCCCGCCAGAGTTGTTTCGCTCAACCCGATCCGCCGGGTTCAGGCGCTTGCCGCCGGAAGTCACCTTGCCGCGCACACCTTCGTAGATGATGGGCTGGCCAGCGTCGTTCAGCAGGATGATGTAGCCCAGCAGATTCGGGTTGCTGGTCAGTTCCAGGCGGCGGCGGATATTGTCGATTTCCGCGTTGGCGTTGAACTGCACCGAACGAGCCGCCTCGACGGCAGCAACTTCCTGCTGGCGGCGGTTGTCAGCCTGTTGCGGCGCAGCAGCGGGCTGATCGCAAGCCGCAAGGGCCAGCATCGGGAGCATCAGGAGGGTGAAGAAATGGATACGCTTCATTGTTTCGGTTCCTTAGTGGGTGAGTAGTTACCGCGTCAGCGATATGTAAGGGTGAAGCGGCTTCCCGTTGGAATCTACTTCCTCAAAGCTGTCGGGGTAATGAACAGAGCGATCAATGCCCATGTAAATTGTCTCATCAGGAAGAACGATTGCTACCTTCTCGAATTGGTCCATGTACTTGGACCACTCGACTGTAGCGTCAATCAGATTCTTCCAGGCAACTTCCGCTGCCTTTTGTATATCGGTTAGCACGACGCCATGTTCAGTTCAGGCGGGGCGTCCCGACCCATGAAGATGGAGCGGTTCGTTTTTGCCGCGTCGGAATTATAGCGAGACGCAATGTCGCGGCACGACTGGCGCTGGGCGTTCAGTTCCACTCGGAGGCGAACCTTCTCGGAAGGGTCAGTCTCCGCGTTCAGGTCGCGGGAAGTCACCACGATCTGCGCTAGGCGGCTCTCGTAGCCCTTCCAGCGGTCGTGGAAGCCCTCGTAGGTGCTGATGATGTTGCTGGTCTCCATGGTGCGCTGGATGACGCGCCCAGGCGCCGTAGCGACCGACGAGGCGGTGCTGGCGACGTTGCCCATCAGGCTGATACCGAACAGCACGGCGAACAGAATGCCAAAGCCGCCCAGCGTCCACATAACGATCTTACCCATGAAATGGGGGTCTCCTTAATTTGGGTTTGAGGTTGAAACTAAAAAGGGACTCCGAAGAGTCCCTTTCCTTGCTTACGTCTGGTTCGAAAGCGCCCGAACGTCTTCGAACGTGTACTCGGTCATCAGCGTGCCGTTGCCGAACACGGGGTTCATCAAGTCCTTCCAGTTGTAGAAGGCTGAATCCTCCCGCACGGTTTGAAGCGTGCCATACCCGTCCCGCGTCAACGCCATACGCCCGCGCTTGGAGCGCTTGCCGCTGTCGGTGATCGGGTCCTTGTAAACGTCCTGCCACACGCCATTGATGCGGATGGCGCTGCACTTCATCGCAAACTTCTGCGTGTCGCGGTTGATGCCCTGAAGTAGAGCGCCGCCCATGCCGAAGGCGATGTTGTCGGCAGAGAATTTATTGAAGTACAGCAGCGCCAGAATCTCGGTAATCGATTCCTGCGTAATGCCGTCGCCTTGGATCACCCGCACATTGTTTAGGACCTTGAAGCCCTTACCGTTCGTGGTGGTGCCAAACTTCTCAGCCAGCTTGACGACAGTGCGATACGGCGTATTGACCGGATCGCCACTGTCAGGTCGCACCACAACGGTAGCACCGCTGTCGATGACTTCCTGCTTCAGCTTACCGCCCCACAGGTTATCCACGGCGCTGTCAAGGTCGTAGCTATCGCTGACAACGGCCAAGAGGCCCCCCGGCTTGCCATACTGGACAAGCATGTTCCGATAGGCCGCCTCTTCGCCATCGCGCCCCCAGGACGTAATGGTGGAGTGTTCAGCCGCTGGAATGCTGAACCCAGCCATCCCAGCCTTGTAGAAGTAGTTCGCAGCGCGAACACCTTCCACAGTGTCGGAACCCATGAAGTTGACCAAATGGGCCGCGCCGCCGATGCCTGCACTCTCCGCGCTGCTAACGCCGCGAGCGCCGAAGTCGTGCAGCTTGAACGCAAGCTGCCCTTCATCATCGTCCGAAGTCAGATTCAAGTAGCTTCGGATAACCTGCTTAATGTGCCAGGACTGCGTAGCAACCGTGGTCGGATACCACACTGCCCGCAGGAGAGCCGTCTCCATGTAGGAGGTCAGCCAAGCACACTTGGCGTCGGTGTTGACCACCGTGACCAGCACGTTGCCGGTCGGCACGATCATGCCTTCAGGAACCGCCTTGATCCACAGCGGGAGAAATCCCTTGTGAATCTTCACGATGTAGTCCCAGCCCTCACGGTTGAACGGCTCGCCGTGTTCCTTGAAGAACGCTTCGGCCTCGTCCACATCAGCCGTAGTGATCGGCTTGGTCAGGTAGCGCTTGATGAACATTTGCAGCCCGAAGAACAGGGTGCGGTCATAGACCCCACCACGGCTTTCGATGTAGCTGTAAACGAACTCAGTACCCTCAGGATACTGAAGCCAATGACTGGCTTTGTAGCTATCAGTCATCAGAATGATGTTGTTACTATTGAACATAGGATAGAACCCCTCTACTCCTTAGTGTGTTAAATCTGCGAAACGAAGAAGCGAATGATATCCATGTGGTCATCGAACATCATGGAGCGCTTGACTTCGTTGATTGGCCACCACTTCGCTACCTTGGCATCCGAACCAGCCTTGACGGCAGGCAGCCCATCGCCGTGCGGCGGTAGGTGGATCAGGTAGGCGTTGGTGAGCATCCGCCCGCGCAGTGAGCGGTCAGGTGCGTCGAAGACGCGCGAGGTAACGATGTGGCCACGAAGCACCGGCTCAGGAACCTTCAGCTTCGTTTCCTCGCGGAGTTCGCGGATCATCGCAGCGTCTAGTCGCTCGCCTGGGTCAAGGAAGCCGCCAGGAAGCGCCCACAGGCCCTTACCGGGTTCGTCCTTGCGTTCGATCAGGAGGATATGCCCCTGCTGAACCACCACGGCATCTACAGCCACGAAGGTCGGAGGATAGGGCGCAGCTTCCCAGGACTTCTTGTAGCCATCGATGAAGAGGCGTTCACGGCGCAGGACTTGGTAGCCCTCGGTCTGAGCAAAATCGTCGAGGAACTGCCAAACGGAATAAGGCATTGCACTATGCCATTGCACGCACGCAGCGTAGATATCTCGGAAGTACCCGTCACGGATCGGCGTGGACGATAGAACCGCGTCTGTCATAGCGTCGATTTCGTAAGGTGCCACTTCTCGGCACGCCCACTGCGGGAAGTTGCGGAGGTAGTAGCTGCTGTCGTCCTTCGTGTGGCCGACCAGCGTTACTTGCGCGTTCTTGGAAATTGCGCTCACCTTGCTCACAATGTCCATGGTCCAGGCGTTCTCGTTGTAAACGGAATCCTCGACGGCGACGAAGTGGGTTCGAAGGTTGTCCGCTTCACTGAGGCAGGCGCGGATCATGTCTTCGCGCTCAACTTCGGTGAATGGATTCTTGATGGTGCGTGGACCATAGCTGGACCCAAGCACGATGATCAGGTCGTCGGTGTTCGCCAACGCTGTGTTGACGACATGCAAATGTCCACAGTGGAATGGTTGAAACCTTCCAATGTAAACGGCAAAACTCTTGGTAGTAATAGCAAATCCCCTTTGCATAATATCAGGGGTTTATGGCCCCTTGCAAAAGGGACCGCCGAAGCGATCCCTAAAGTACTTTCAACGCGGTGGGCGGTTCTTGGCAAAGAGGTCATCGTGTTTCTTACGAGCCGTTGCGGTGTAGTTTAGGACGAACCTGTCCCTCTCTTCGTTCAGAAGCCGGTATGCCTCTGCCGCTTTGTCTTCCCACGCCATAATGGCTTGGTTGTGTACCTGTGAAAGAGTTCGCTGTGCGTCGAGCACTTCTGGCGGCGTGCAGGAATCGCAGTAACCGTAGGAAATACCAAGGGATGCCCCACAATCCCTACAATCGTAGTGCGCCATTACGCCGGGTTATCTTCTTCAGGGATCGGCGCGAACCGAGAAACCTCATCAAACATACGAGCAGGACGCACATAGGTCGCACCGCTCTCATGGACGTAGAGAACCACAGATTCGCCCGCTTCGATGCGGTCAGTAGCGATGGCCCGAGTGGATTCCTCGTACAGGCCACCCTTGTAATGCACATGGGTTGGCTTCCAGCCCAGCCAAGCAAAGTCGCGCTTGGTCAGTAGAACGTCAGCCCTGGTTGTGCTGCGTATAACAGCGAAGGACAGCCCAAGAGCCAGAACGATTAGGAGAAGAACAGGAAGTTCAACCATTGTAGCCGAACTCAATATTCGCGGGGATTTCGTTCTCGCCAAGGCATAGAGACATTGGAACCAGCCAACGCAGGTTTGCCATAAGCGGTAGGTCAGGCTGCACCAGAACGTCGCCGTCGAAGATGCGGACTTCCTCAGTCTCGACCGTGCGGACAAGATCAAGGTCTTCTGGCTTCCAGACGGTGACGAAGCAGACCATTGTGAAACCCGCCAGCTTATTGGTCAGCGTGGCAAAGTGCTGCCAAACCTCGGCCGGGGAGTGAACACCAGTCTCTTCCGCGAACTCGCGGGTCATGGCGTTGATAGGGGTCTCGCCTTCCTCAACCTTGCCGCCGATGCCGTTCCACTTTCCAGCCATCCCCTCGGGACGGTCCTTCTTGATCAGCACAAGCCGCATGTTGGAATCGAAGGCAAAACCTAGAACATAAGTCAGCATTTCATTTCCTTAATGGGTAGTCAAAAGGAGAGCCGAAGCCCTCCTTTATTATAAAGTCCTTTAGGAGGGCCGAAGCCCTCCCTTATGTCAGAAGCACTCGTCCAGACGCCAGTTGGTGGCGCCCTTGGTGATGTTCACCACACGCGCGCCATCGGCGTTGTCGTAGCTGAAGTCATTACTCTCATCCGACAGCTTGTCCGTGAACTCTTCCTCGGTCGGCTCGTAGTCAACGTCGCCTTCGACGGTAACGGTCTCGATCTGAAGTTCGCCCTCCTCGTCCAGCCAACGAACTTCGGCGGTGTACTCGCTCATTTCCACCATGTAGGCATCGATGAACTCGTCAATCGCCTCGTCCAGGGTCTCGACTTCGAAGAAGTCATCCTGATCATTGCCATCGGCGTCAGACCAAGAGGCGTCCCAACCTTCCATATCGGCATCGTAGCTGAACGTCACCAGAACGCCGTGAACGTCACGGATCACTTCAGTCTGGTCAGACGCAAGAAGCGAGGTCTCGTCCGTGATGTAGCTGGTCGGCAGGAAGCTGGCTTCGCTCATCACAGGCGCGTTGAAAGTCTTGGCGACGGCTTCCGCCGCAACCTCACCAATCACCTTGTAACCAGCGCAACGCATCTTGGCGTTGTTGTAGTCACGCGGGATCGCCACCACATCGGCAGGGTTCACCTGAACGATGACAATGCGGTTGCCGTAGGAACTGCCGAAGTGCGGCAGATAGCTTTCGCTGCACACATGCAAGCCGTGCGAGCAGGTCTGGTCAGGGTCTTCGTCCACCTGATTACGCAGGACGCGCGGGCTGTCGCCAACGGCGTTCCGGATCGTGCCCGAGTGGATATCGTAGTAGTTGTCGCGGACCTTCTTGAACGCCAGGAAGTCGCCATCCGGCGTGATCGGAATGTTGGTCGCCGCCAGGAAGTCGTACAGGCCGGTCACGGCGCGATGCGACGGGTTCTGCATCAGCTTGGCCAGGAACGCGACCAGGGAGTCGATGTTGAAGCCCTCGGCCAGCATGTCGAGCATGCGGGTCGTCAGCGTGTTGTGCAGCGGGGCACCGTTGAAGTACACGGTGCTGTCCTTGATCACGACGCTGCCGTTGCTGCGGGTTTCGATAGCCTTCGGGATATCGAACATCGAAGCCAGCTTCGCCACATCAGCGGAACCCGCCTTCAGGTAATCCTTGATCGCCATAAAGTTGGGGTGGCCGCTCTTGGCAACCAGGGTCTTGCCAGCGATCAGCACAGTGATCGAATTGGCGGTAACAATCTGCGGTACAGTCATCTTTATTTCAGTTTTCCGTAGTAGGTGGATGATCTGGCACTAAGGCCGGATCGGTAATCACGCCGCTTGAGACAAGAGCGCTTGGGTATTGGCAGGGGCCGCAGACAACGCGGCGATGCGCTTTGCCCGGCGGGTTTCCTCTAGGAGGTTGATCGCTTCGATGTACTCTTGAGCCGCCGAAGCATTCTTGGAAATCTGCGAAGAGTCGTAGCCGCGCAGCAGAGGGTAGGCACGATTGCACTCTTCCGAAGCAGAGGTCAGCGACTTCAGCTTCTTGGACGCCTGCAACAGCGTATGGGCGGAACTGTTGACCAAGGAAGTGTCGATCTGGAACGCGCCCATGGGCCATAGGTTGTTGCCGACAGACTGGTCCGGAGCGGATACCGCGACTGACCCAGACCAGTAGCCTGTTTGTGTGGCAGCATTTGCTGGCTTCTTGATATCCAAGGACTCAATCACCTTCGACAGCGTGTACAGGGGACCAGTAGTTAGCCCCTTGAGCATGCCAGCAAAGTAACCAGACTTGAGCAGCAGCGCCCAATTGCAGGTCTGAGTGTGGCGCCAGAGGTTGGTCGCCTCAGACTCCTGAAACAGTCGATTGTCGAGGTCTGCGGCGGCGGTGCGGACATACTCGTCCAGCTTGCCCCACTTACCACCGTCTTCGATAAAGGCGTTCAGACGCTTCTCGTAGACGCTGCTGATGATGTACATCGGCTCAGTCGGGAGGTAGCCCAACGTGCCAGCGGACTTAAGCCCGTTGATGAAGGTAGCAACTTCATGCCCATCATCGTTGTTTGGCCCAAGGCTACGCAGCTTACCGTCGCGGTAAATCACGTAGTACGCCTTGTCCTCAAGTGGCACCAAGACTTCGGCAGCCAGTTCGTAGTTGTTCCCAGGAACAAACCGGCGAGCCTTGACTTCTTCCTTCTTGGTCACACCACGCTTCGGGGCGGGTGCATTCCGCTTCGGCAGAACCGGAACCGGAAGGTCCTTGGTCCAGATCACATTCGCGCTGGGCGGTGTGCCCATTTCCTCAAGGATTTCTGCCTGAGTGGCTTCGTCAGGGAGGATGAACAACAGGGCATGTTCATTGGACTGGCATGCCTCACGAATGCGGCGCCCTTCGTGCGTTGGGCGAGCATCCGTCACGCTGAAGAAGATTTTCAGCGTATCGTCGCCGTAACTGTAGTGGCTTCGACGCGCATAGGATTCAGCAGTGTAGTCGCACTGCAAGCCGCCATTCACGCGGGCTATGCGGTAACGATCCCAAGCGCATACGCTCATAAGGACTTCAGCAGTTGGGTCCTTGGCGCGTGCTGTCTTGTTCAAGGTGTTGCGGATTTCGTTCACCGAGAAGTGGGCAGGAATCGCCTTGTTCTGCCACTTCAACTGCCCAACCGCTGTCAGAATGCCACGCGGGAGGTTGCTGTTCAGGGCGGCACTGCGCTTCTTCCCGGCTTCCCAAAGCGTGGGAGCATCCGCGATAGCCTTGCCGAAATGCTCCATGCACTCCTTGGTGACAAGGTTCAGACGAGCGACGATGTTCGCGCAAGTCTGCGGGTCGTAGGACAGGGCCTCACGGGAGGCGGCAACGTCAAGCGAGCCGATTGGGAAGTCAATCACCAGGGGCGCATCCATCAGCGCGCGATGCTGCTCTGACAGGGTGCCAATGGCCCCAGCGTTCAGCGGATAGACCACGCAGCCCTGGCGGGCGGAAGCCCCCGGCATGACGGTCTTGTCCACGTTCAGCAGCATCCAGCCCTTACCTTCAGCCACAACTTCGTTCACAGGCAGCGCCAGGGGCGTGGTGCCTTCAAAGACGTTGGGATGGGTCGGGAACCAGCGCAGGATGCGGAGCGCCCGCGTCTTGAACGCAGGAACGTCCTTCTGATCAATGGTCATGCTGAACTCGACGCCATTAGGCTCGGTCGTAGGTTCGCGGCCCAGGAGCGCCATGGAAGGCACGCCATCGGGGTTGAAGAACGCCGAGTACATGCGCTTCTCGCCGTTGAGGATCACGTTCAAGCTGAACGTATCCACCAGGGAGAATGGCGACTTACTGCCCAGGCCGAAGGCACCAACCTGCGTGTTGCTGGTGTCCTTGGTGCTGTCGAAGATCGTGGACATGAGGCGCATTGTCTGTTCGTGCGTCATGGACACGCCGTAGTCACGGACGCGGAATGTCGGATCGAACAGGGTTGGAATTTGCACCGTGAACGGCACATCGCCGCGCCCGATAGCCAGGTGCGCGTCGTAGGCGTTGGTGGATAGTTCGCGGATAACCGCAGCAGGCTTGTCGGCATACAGGCCATCCAGAAGAATCTTGAACGCCTTGCCAGTCACCTTAATCGAAAAGTTAGTAGTTTCAGCGAGTCCAGAGGTCTCGACTGTGTTGGCTGTAGTGCCAAAACGCATTGTTATAGGGTTCCTTAGTTTGAAAACTAAAAAGGGGAAGGCTTGCGCCCTCCCCCTTCACACCCTCTCTATAAGGGACCAGTACTCCCCGGCTCCTATACGACCATGACTTTATCGATGTTCTTGCGCTTCTCCACCACCTTCGCGGCGATGGTTGCATCAAGGCTGGCGACCAGTACTAGGTAGTAGCAGTTGGAGATACGATCCTGGCTGATCCGGTGAACCCGGTCTTCAGCCTGCTCTAGGTTGCCTGGAACATAGTCCAGTTCAACAAAGATCACGGTACGGCTGGCAGTTAGTGTCAGCCCAGTCCCGGCTGCTTTGATTTGCCCAATGAAAACAGTCTTCGTCGGATCGGCTTGGAAAGCGTCTACTGCCTCCTGCCGTTTCTTCAGAGTTACCCCGCCAGTGACCACCACAGCAGCCTTGCCGTAGTGGTCCTCCAAAGCCTGGGCTACAGCGCGGTGGTAAACAAAGAGTATTACCTTCTCGCCCTGGTCGATGAGGTTGTCCGCGAATGCGATTACCATCGGGAGTTTCTTGAGCGCTACCTCTTGTCGAGTAGCGGCCAAGTCCAGCATCATCTGGACCTTATCGGGGCCTTTCGCCTTTACGAGCCGGTCAACCTGATCTTCAAAGTCTTCCGCAGTCAGGTCGATACTCGGATCAGCTTGAAGCTGCGCGTAGAGGTCAGCTTCGCGCTTCAGGAGCGTCGTTATGCCAAGCCCGTCCGTGGGCAACTCGATGACGGTGCGGAACTTGGGCGGTAGGTTCAGCAAGCCCTTGTCGTGCCGGATCATAAAGCTGGCACGAAGCTTGTTGCCTAAGTCCTCAAGATTGGAGGCACCAGAAACGTCAAGTCCCCACGGACTTTTCCAAGCGGCGCAGTAGCGTTTGACGAAGCTGAAGTAGTCCTTACCCAACCCGGCAGGATCACCAACCTGACAAAGCATCCACAGATCAATGGGACGGCTTGTCATTGGCGTGCCGGTCAGCATGACCAGCCGCTTGAACGGGATGGGTGCTATGGGTTTCCGCTTGGCCTTCTTGCCGAAGATGCACTTTGTCCTTTGGGCTTCGGGGTTCTTGGCGAAGTGGGCCTCATCCAGCACAAGGAAGTCCCAGGTCGTCGCTACGAGCGTGGGGTGATACTTCACCACAAGGTCGTAGTTGATGATCACTACATCGGTCGTCGGGAAATGCTTGGGCGTCACGATGCCTATCGAAAGGGGTTCGTGGACGCCAAATTTCTCAAACTCGCGCTGCCAGTTCAGCTTCAGCGAGGATGGGCAGATGATCAGAATGCGCTTTGGAAGAAAACAGTTTGTCAGCGCAATAGTGGATAAGGTTTTACCGAGACCCGGTGGGTCTGCGATAAGGGTTACTCTTCGTTCCGCCGCAAACCGGACGTTTTCATCTTGATGGGCAAGTAGGTTAACGCCGTCAGGCACCGGGATGACGAAATCGTCCGGTAGCTTCATTTCTGGTTATTGTTTACTAAAGTAGTTTAGGGGGAGCGGATCACTTCGATCCCTGCTTTGGTGGCCAGCGACACCATGTTCTCGGTTCCGGCGCCGCCGGGGAACGCCACTACAAGGTCTGGCTTTCCTTCGTTAAGCATCTGTCGGTTGCGGATGCGACCGGCGGAACTGCCGAAAACCTTCCAATTGGCTGGGTAGGTCTCGCATGATATCCCTCGGGATATTGCCCAATCTCGGGCTAGCGTGTCGGCGCCGAAGGCGCGGCCTTCTATGAGGCGAGAGAAACGGCGAAGGCTGTGGAGATAGTCGAGCGCAAAATACAGCCCGTTTCTATTCCTATAAGTTCTACCTCCGCATACAAGTACTCGGGTCACGGGGAAACGGCAGGAGCCTGATTGCCCCAAACTTCCCAGCCTGGGCGAGCAGCGCGGGCGAACATTTCCAGCTTGGTCGCATCTGGATACATGCGCTCTAAGGCGTCATGTACGTTCAGCGGCTTCTCGCTATGGGCACCCAACGGAGCAAAGATGGTCTGCGTGATGGACTCATCATGCAGCTTGAGCGGGCGTCCCTTGGCAACACGGGAGGCACACAGAACCAGTTCGGTTAGAGGCTTCGTGATGCTCGGGCGAACGCCGCGTGCGCCAAATGGCACACCAGCCTTGCTAGTCTTAACCCACACCCAGGCGATGCCACGGAAATGGAGTTCCCACGCTCTGAAGCACGCCAAGGCGCGCTCTAGCGTGCTGCTGGTTGCCCAGGCAAACACGATGCCATTCTTGGAAAGGCTTTCGGCTACCGGGAGGGCGTGAATAGAGGCATCCGCCATCAGCGGATAGAACTTACCCGCAGCGCCCCACTTTTCGGTGGAGCCATAGTATTCCCACGGCGGGTCCATGAGAATCACATCAAACAATCCCGGCGGTAAAGGTCCAGCGTCGGGAAAGGAGAACTTATCGGTGGTGGGGGTAGTCATTCAATAAAAAGGCCCGCCGCATCACTGCGACAGGCCCTTTGGTTTAGATCGACTTGATGGTCAGCACTTCTTGCCGCCGCCGCCCTTCTTAGGCATCTTCGCCATATACACTCACCCCCTCTCTGTATGTAGCGTTGTAGTAGGGGAATATTGTACTACAAAAAGAAAAGCCCACCAAGATGGAGGGCTGATCTTTGTTATGATTGAGTGCGCTTTCGCTTAGTCGTTGCGATAACATCATACTCAAGGCGGGCAAGGCCAGCGTCCTCAATATCAAGGATGCGGGCGATGCCACGGCTAACGTCGAGGAAACGTCCTCGGATATACGGGCCACGGTCTGTCACTACCGCTCGGATAGTGGCGCCGTTGGCTGGATTATGGACCCTAATCACTGTTCCCAGCGGCAGGGTTCGGTGGGCGACTGTTAGGCCCCACTGATTAAACCGAGTTCCATTTGCCATGACCCTGCCGTGTTCGCGTGGACCATACCAGCTTGCAACCCCTCGCTCTTTCGCATCTGCGATGGGGGACGCAAGCAAGATCAGTCCTGCCGCAAGAATCGCGAGCAGTTTCATTTTGCTCCTTTCTCTGTTGTTGTGGGTTTACTAAATAAAAAGGGGACGTTTCCGTCCCCTAGGTGTTCTTGTAACAGTCAGGGGTCTATCCCTGGTAGGCTCCACAGATAGCTTCCATACGATGAATGTCATCTTGTGTTGCCAGTCGAGCGAGGCCAGTAGTGCAGTCAATTACCAGCGGGTGCTGTGGGTCGGTCGTGGGGCATGCAGCCATCACCGTGCCTGCCAGTTCCACGCCAAAGGAGGCACCACATTACGCGGCGGGGGCGGTGTAGCAGGGGTGGTGCATGTTGCTAGGAGGATAACCCCGACGACGATCGCCGCTAGCAGGGGGTAGGGAAGTTCAATCTTAATAGTTCTCGGCATTGGTGTCCTTAGTGGGTTAAGTGGTCAGGGTATTAGGACTCGAACCTAAAATTCTGCGCCCCAAACGCAGGGTGATACCGTTTCACCATACCCTGTCTCTATAAGGGACCAGTACTATTTAGGGGGGAGTGGTGCCGGGTGAGGGGATCGAACCCCCGACCTTTGGTTTACAAAACCACTGCACTTCCGCTGTGCTAACCCGGCAAACCATCACGGACGAGCCGTGACAGTGAAAAGTACTTTAGGCGTATGACGCCGCGAAGACCGCGCCATCGTCCGTTGTGATGCGAACGTCAGCGATGTAGGTGAACCCGCAGGCCACCAGAAACCGCTTGAACATATCAGCAACGTCGCTCAACTGCGCGCCGTCTTGGAAGTCTCGGGTCATCACGACCGTCTCACCGCCTACGCTGGTATCCGCATTGTAGGAAAACCCCATGGTCTCCAACGGGGTCAGGTCAATAATATTCATAGTTTTGTTCCTCAGTATGTGCCGCCCAATTTCTTGGTGCCGCGTTTAATGTTTGCGCCGCGCGCCCAACGGAGAGCGTGGGTGACGGAATCTACAATGTCGTCTTTGGTCCCGTTCGGGAATTCAAGCAGTTCGCGCTCTACATCGGGCAGCAGTTCATGCCTGCGAGGGAGTAGAACAGCGCCCGTCTCAAACATTGGAGAAACTTCATCAAATCGGAAGTTTTTGGATTTATTGTATGGATTGATGGCGATAAGGGGCGCGCTCATTTTTCCTTGATAAGCCTGGATCAGCGACTTACCGGCACCAGCATCCTCAATCAGGATAGCTTGGGCTTTCGCCCGCGTTGCAAACTCGTTAACCGTCCGGATTAGGTCGGTGAACTCTGCACGAACGCGCACAATATCAACCAAAAAATAGCGCTTATCGAAGGTCTCAAGCCAGGACGTACCAACCGTGTAATCTGAACGGGCGTTCGCGCTGTTGGCACAGTCGAAGCTGACGAACCGGCGACGGATCATGCTCTCCTTGGGTAGGTCGTCCCAATGCTGGAACCACTCTTCCTTTAGAACGCCGCCGCCTTCGGTGGTCGGGTTGCACTGATAGAGGCTGTTCCAAGTCCTGGCTGGGGAGTTCGCCTTCTTGACCAAGAGGCTTTCGATGGTGTGGAACTCAGGCCAGAGAGCCTCGCCCTCCTTCCGACCTAGCGGGTCAGTCTCAGGGTCAGTGCAGATGGCGGGAAGGATACAAGTATCCCAGCGCTCGCCGCCCTTCTCCATCGTCTCGACAAGGTTGCCAATGATATCGTCGCCGTGCCAGCGAGTGACCACCAGCACGATGTTTCCACCGGGCAGCAGTCGGGTCGTTAAGTCGCCGTGCCACCACTCCTTGACCATTTCACGGAAAGCCTTGGAGTTGGCTTGCTGTAGGTTCGGGTAAAGGTCATCGGCCAGGACGCGCGTTGCGCGGAAACCGGAGATACCACCGCCAGCGCCCTTAGCCAGATAATGGCCGGGGGTGCCTGGGCGCTGCTGCACTAGGGTAAAGTAGTCGGACGCTCGGCTATCAGACGAGACCACTGTGTCGGGGAACAGGCGCTTGTAGCGATCCGACTGTAGAATACCGCGAACCTTTCGGCTGATTGCGGTCTCTACGAAGTTCTGTGTATGGCCAGCCGCGATGATGCGCTGGTGCGGGTCCAAGCCAAAAATATAGGCGGGCATACTAATGGAAGAATAGACCGACTTACCGTGGCCCACTGGCATACTGACGAGCAGGCGCCCGTTCTCGCCATGAACAATCTGTTCTTCCAGCTTATTGATCATTAGCTGGTGGTGTCGGGCAGGAACCCACTCAGGGTCCACGTACTCAGCGAATGCCGACATATCAGTCTTGGCATCGACAAAAAGTGCGTCGTCGTACTGCTTCTCAGCAGTTGTGACTAAGTTGGCAAGAGCGAGTAGCTGGCCGCCCTCGTTAGATACGCTCGAAAGCGAGTAAAGGAATGTCCGCTCTTGGGAGGTCAACTTGGTCAGCGATCCCGTCGATTTCAATGAGTCTCGGGTTGCCTTCTCCAAGGCTTTCAAGCGCTTGATTGAGGCTCGAAATGTTGATCGTTGTATTTGTTTGGGTGTGAACACTATTCTTATCTACTGCAATATGTTTGCGCTCCACGAACATGCCGAATAGTTCGCCACCAATGTCCTTGAAGCACTTGGCGGCGATATCGTACTTTCCAGCACCCTTGGCTTCTATGCCAGTTTCAAGCATCTGCTTGATGATGTAAGTCGGAGTGAGTTTAGAGTCCCTCAAATACTCATTGAGTTCGGACTGATTATTTTGCGCCATTTCATATTGAAGTTCTTCAATACGGGCTGTTACATCGGGGCGCTTCTTAAGCGCTGTCGCATTGCCGGTATTTCGTTTGTAACCGGCTCGCCCGTAGGCATCGATGACTGAAATACCGCGCGCGATAAGCTGGCAAAAGTTTTCCCGCTTGGGGTCGTTTAGGATTGGCATCAGGTCTTCAGGGTCAGGGCTGGGATGGTGTGGCGCTTCGAAACCGCCCCGTAGAGGGCGATGAGGGCCGCTTCAGCCCGGTCGGTGTGCTTGACTAGCTTCCAGGCGGCGAGGCACCCAGGGAACAGCTTAGACGCCTGCGCGACGGTCTGCTTCTTGTCGGCGCTGCACCCCATACGGGGCTTCCACACGCTGGGTGCTACCTCGGTGAGTGGGACGCCGACTGCGCCAGCGGCTCCCAGGACAATCCCGGCGGAACGCCCGAAGCTGAAGGAAGAGGATACGCCCATCTGAGGGCTGGAATGAACCAGTTCCAAAAAAATGAAATCTGGAATGTGTTGGTTTAGGATAGCGCCGACCGAAATTGGATCGACATGGCGTTTGCCGTTTTTCTCAACGGTAGGCATGTCCACAATCTGCAAGGTGCTGGCTTCAATATTGATGAAAGCAAAGGCACCGTTAAGCCCCGGATCGACGCCACAAATAACTGTGGACATCGGGTTCTTTCTATTAACGAGGCATAAGTGTACAGTAATGCTTTAGTAATGTCTATTGGCATTGAAAGCATTATAGCAACCCGAGAGGCGTTTGCCCCTCGGTTAGCTGCTATTTGCGTTTATTTGGCCTGAACGCAACTACAAGACCCTCATTTGTTGGGGATAGTGTCGGTTCGGGAGGTTCGGGGATCATCTCTGGTGGGGAGGATGGTATCAGCGGGTACTTCACCGCCGCCTGCACTAGGGCAACTAGGTCGGCTGGACTGTGGCCTTGGTGGATTAGGCGCTGCGACAGCAGAACAAGTAATCCGGACTCGACTGAAATAGACAAGCCGTGTGCTTTGGTAAATTCGTCAATCATGGGGAACACGCGGGACAGGGCAAAGCCTGCTACTCGTTGGTGTTCCTGTCGGACTATCGTTGACAATATAGTAAAGTGCTTTATTGAAACTAGAAGTGCGGAGCCACCCGCGTTCTGCTTAGGACCCTAGAGGTTCGGGGATTAGCGGAACGCGGATGGGGACATAGCCGCCGCTAGAGGAATCTCTGGACCCATCCGGTAAGCGGGTCCGCTCAAAGCGGAGGTAGTTGAAGTAGGGGTGCCCATGCCGGGCAAGGGTGGCCCCAACTAGGATCACTGCGAGGCTGTCGCCGCCGGCTACCGCGATGTAGTCCCTATCCGGCTTGAAACCGTCAAGCCGCGCATCGATCAGTGTCGCGGCTTGCCCTGGGCGGAAGCTGGCTGTCAGGGTCCTCTCCATGAGAACCCTGACCTTGCCCCACCACAGGAGAGCCGATGTGTCGATGACCCGTCCAGTTGAGGATTTGGGGATAGTAGGCTCTTGGACAAGGTAGACAGTCGCGTCGGCGTGCGGAGCCGTTTCCTGAGCCTTCGGATCATGTGAGGTAGGCGTGCGCGGCTGTGACATGGGCATACGCAGTGTCCCCAAAGGCTTCATCTGGCTCATTTTTAACCTCCTCAGTTGGCTTGCGCTCGACGTAACTGCTTCAGCAGGCGTGCCGCACGATTGCGGACTAGCGTGCTTAGGTACTCAACGTCTGCCTCTCCCGCATCTACGCTATAAGCCATTGCGGTAGTGACAGGAACAACATAGTTTTCTTCGGAGAGAAACTCAAGGGCATCTTCGTAACTGAAACCTTCATCTTCACGGACTTCCGCAACGATTGCGCGGAAGGCATTGCGGAGAGAGAAGGCGTTGAGGTCGTCATTGTGGTGCTGAGAGAGAGCATCGTCCACGGAATCAGCATAATACGGGTTACTCAAGTCAATCATCCTTAGTGTGCGTCGAAAGAAGAAGTCAAAGCCGTAGTAGTCCAGTATCGCGGACATGACTTCAACTGAAGCAGGAATAGTCGAACCGTAGCCGTCCGCAGCAGATGCAGGCGACGGAGCAATAGCTGTAGCGGTCATTTTCGTATCCTTAGTGTGAGTATAGACAATAAAAATGGCGGCTACCCTGCGGTGCCGCCGACAAAAAGAACTTAAATGCAAGGAAGGGCGCAGCATTTTTCAACACTGCGCTTTATTGCAGATTCAAGACTTGCCTCCTGTATTCTAGCAATGCGCTCAACCCGCCAGCGCGGGTCGAGGGTAGTATCACTTCCAGCCGCGAGATTCGAGCGCTTGGGACCAGCTAGTCTTCAAAGGGTCAACAGTATTATCTGTGTCACCAGTGTCGAATACACCGATATTGTCCTGTATGCGCTTGGCAATCTCTTCGGCGGTTAGCCGTATCATCGGTTTTGGCTTCCTGTACCTGTTGTAAGGGGTTGCGGGGTTTTTAGTGGTAGGCGTGTTTCTCATCGGTATGACTCTTGCTCTTGGGGGGTGGCAGTTGTCTACGCGGAAGCTAACACGGCACGTTTGGTTTGGGGAATGCTCATTTTGGGCGCATAACTCGATTGTTATGAGGCATTCCGCCTTCCAAAAAAGCAGCCACCTTTCGGTGGACTGCTTCAATTCAGTGAGTGCCGTAGCGCGGCTGGTAGGTGACATTGGCGCCGACAAAGATAGGACCAAACTTATCGGCGTCAGCTAGTTCCTCTTGGATATCCACCAGGGAGACCAAAGCGGGGCGGCATAGGTAAATGTTGTTCCAGCGCAGGGCACCTACGATAAGGTCTCGGCGGTGGTCGCCAGCAATTGGCGGAACTTTGTAGTAGCTGGAAATAGGCACCAGCATAACTTCCAGAGGCGGCGGGGTGTACAGTTCCAGAGAAGCAAAGACGGCTGGGTCATTGACGTACATAGACGACGCCGAAATCAAAGCCTTACCCTTCAGGGCGTCTTCGATTGCACCATCAATCTCAAGCTGCGCCTGGATGAGCGCCAGAGACGCCCGACCGATCAGACAGTTTAAATAGGCTTTCTGCCAGGGGTGGGCGTCTTCACGGAGTGCAAGGCTCTCAGAGAGGTAGCAGCCCAAACCCTCAGAGTTCAGGAAGGGCAAGGCGCCGTGCATGCCCTCTTCATTGCCGACTTCAACGGAGGTTTCTGCGAAAGCTTCAAGGTACAGGCGAGTTGCCTCGGCTACCGCCTTCTCAAGGGTCTTGTCCACCGATACAAAAGCGGGCGTCTCGACAGCGGCCTCGCTAGGCGGGACGGGTGGTGGTGATGCTGGCGGTTCGGCGCTGGTTTCTCGCATCATGGGTGGAGCCGCCGGATCACATCGATCAGTTCGTTCGCCATTTCCAGCGTTACCGAGATTTCGTTACCGTCCTGTTGCAGCGTGATAACGTCAGAATCTTGGTTCACATCATAGCCTCGGGAAACGTCCAGAGGCTTCACAGAGTCTTCGACCCCAGCTTCGTCGGTGATCGTGTAGTTGGTGGAGATAGGCAATTTCATGTTCCTAAGTTTGCAGGCAACAGCCCGATATCAAAAACGCCTCGCAGCCTTTCGGCAGCGAAGCGTCTTAAAGCCCTTTAAGTGGGCGTTACGGGTGTCAGCTTCCAACAGACTTTGTTGTTCTTCTTTCCAGCTTTCTCAATACGGACTTGGAGTTTCTCTCCATCTTCCGTCTCAATCGAGAATATCCGCCCTTCTAGCTTAGAAACATAGATGCCGAAGGATACCTTCTGCTGTTCTGGATGGTTGCCTGCAATTGGGAGTACTAACTCTTCATCGCGGTACATTCCAAACAACCCGCCATCTGGGCCGCCTACTACGGTCGTGGTCTTGGCGAAAGCGCTCCACCACGCAGAGATAAACGTGTTGACGGCATTCCCCTCTTCATCGGAGGCATCCCGCAGTTCTCGGTCGTTCCCTAGGAAACCTTCATATCCACAGCTTTTCAGGATACCGCCCATGACGCGCGACCACGGCTCAAATGAGCCTTTGACCGCCTCGCCCTCGGGGCTGCCTTGGGCAATCCAGTTCTGAATCAGGACAAGACATGCCCAAATCAGCTTTGAACGGTTCTTCTTGACCCAGCCTTCTAGATCCTTGTGCTTGAACCCTGTTCGGAGTTCAGGGCGCTCGACCTTGGCGTCGAGGCGGATACGCACGCAACGGCGCGCAATCTCGTTCGACATGGTTGGGTTGTTGCCGCAGAAAATCCATGTGTGCTTAACCGGGACACGCACGGTCTTGGTTTCACCCAGGAGCCGGTCAGTCCACATCGAAGTCGTCACAGCCGAAGCCAGGGCACTGGAATCGATACGGCTATTGATGTTGTCGAGGTAGAAGGTTGGGGAGGCTTCCAGCAGCACGGACGTAATGCGCTTACGCATTTCATCCTCAGAGTTGGTCTCTGTCTGCGCTACCGCGTCCTCTCCGGTTGAGAGGATGGAGTAGATATTGACCAGCTTACTCGCCCCTGTACCCGGCGTTGGCTTCACGATGAGGTAGATCGGGGTAGAGCCGCTGATAAGCTGCCGCGCGAATGGTTGCAGAACCATACACAAGGCGTGTGCCCGTTCCGACTGACCGCCGCAAGGACCATCAAAGGGGAAGTCGATAAGAGCGTTCCCCATCAGTAGATCGAGGGCTTCAGCTAGTTCTGCCTCAGTCGGCTTGTTAGGAACCTTGGGAATGTCGAGGTCGGCAGAGGGGTAGAAGTACAACTGCGACGAAGGGTCATAACCAGGGTTTGTCTCAATCTTACCGTCAGGGCCAAACACGGGAGCCGTGACGATACCAGATAGGACAGGAAAGCCCGAATCAGGGTTAGCGAGAATGTCCTCAACAACTTCATGCGTCGGCGGGACTTCGCGCATACTATCGCCCTGCTCTCGCAGGTAGCGGGTGACGCGGGCTAGTTCATATCTGAGTTCGCGCGGACCCATGCGTTCGGTGCGTGGGAAATCATGCTCATCCCAAACAACTCGGGACAAGCCCCCAGCGCTTCGGAAGATGAGAGGGTCTTCGGCGTTGAATTCGTTCAACGTCTTCAGTGCAGTCTGGACCGATTCAAGGTGGTCGGTATCAACAAAGATGCTGACCCGCTTTGTCTCGGATTCGACAGCCGCCTTGCGCCGCTTTGCGCGGGTCACTGCCTTCTCATGCTTGTCCTTGTCCTTGCCATCAGTCTTGCGGGCTTTGTCAGCCCGCTTTGCCGCTTCTTCAGCAGCTTCCTCGGCCTTGCGCTTCGCATCACGGAACGCTCGGCTACACGCCTTGTAGGCGCTAACCAAATCGGCGCGAGAAATGCGGATGCGTAGATCGCTGTCCAGTCGCCGTGCAAGCTGACTGATTTCCTCTGCGACTTTGATCGAAGATTCTTCAGACTCAGCAAGTCCGCGAATGAACAGGTCAGCCGTATCGGCGTCCTTAACGTCTGTCAGCGCGATGCGCCCGATAGGCTTAGGAGCCTCCACCTGAGGGGCGCTGTCATCATCTTCGATTTCGATTTCGATGAGGAAGTCGTCGTCGGTGAGGGCGGCGTCTGGCAGCCACTCTTGCTTGACCATTTCGCACACGAAGTCGAGGCGGTCGCGCTCAGTGCAGCTATCGTGCATGCAACAGATGACGAAACCGCCGGAAGACGTTTCCCCAGCGTTGACGATAAAGGTGCCGCTGCCGCCGAAGCTGGTATGTTCGTTCTCAAATGGACACTCGATGTGCCGCTTGGCTTCTCGGTCATTCTCAGGGCGGAACACATGGGCGGCGTTAGCCTCCAAAGCGTCAGCAACCAGAAAGCGATCAGCAAACTTTGCAGCCCACTGCCGATACGTCTTCTTTTCGTCGTCGGCTCCCATCATGGCAGCCGCGTCGAGGAAGACGTTTGTGGCTACCTTGGGCGCGATTTGCGACTTGGGCAGCGCGAATATGTCGATGGCGCTGCCTTGGTGGACAACGGCTTCGTATAGGGATTCGCGGTCGCGGCGTGGTGTGTAGAACAAACGTGATGTGTCCGTGCAGGACTGATCCACCACGATTCCAAACCATGCCGCAAAGTTCATGTAGGCGTCTTTCCACGCCTTGAGAGCCTCGGCTTGGGATGGGTAATCCCAAACGGACCAAGGCTTTGCCAGGATGAAGATGAGCCGGTTCTTGTCCATTGCGGGGTGCGAGACGCGAACGAGGATGCCGCTGTCTGCGGTCAGTTCCTCGCCCTCTACCTCGGCCAGCGCAGCTACCTCAGGGAGGTAACGCTTCTTGGCTACAAGGTACTCCGCGATGGTGGCGCCTTCGTTTAGGCTTTGGTATTTGACCCAATCATCCTTCTTTACAAAGGTGTTCTCTTTTCCATGAGAATGGGTGGTATACCGAATCGCAAATAGCCCACGAGAGCGTACAATTTCGTCAATCTCTTGGCTTGGCATACCGTTATCAACGTCAATACCGACGATGAATAGGTTTTCCATAGCCCTTGCATTACGAACACCGCCCTTGGCGTCTCCTTGCAGAAAGCAAAGACCATCCTTTGGGCCAATATTGTGCTGCGTCAGCCCGTTGATCAAATCAGCAAGAGAAGTGGTTTTGTTTCGCCACTCACCCGGCTTTGAGGACTTACTGTTTCCGAAAGCTAGGGTAGCGTGCCAGTCTGGACTAATAGGTTGCAGATAGGCGGGTTTGGGTTGACTCACTAAGTACTCCAACAAGTCTGTGTTAGTTGGGCAGTCAAGACCGCCAGTAGTTTCAAAAAAGGAAGTAGAAATGTGGCTACCTAAGTCAGTCGTCGAAGTTGTTAGTAGGGCAAGGATCAAAGTGTTCTATGCCGATAGAGGCATGACAAGATTTTGGAACGATAATAAGGCCCCGAAAGATTTGCGCTATTTTACAGGATGGTACTGGTATGTGAAAAGCCGTAATGGAAGGGCAGAGTCAGAAGAACACGGCCCATTCAAAACTAAATCATCGGCGTACCGCGATGGTTACTACAAAATGCAGTTGAGAGTGTGAGGGAATTGGTGCGGGCGAAAGGACTTGAACCTTCACAGCGTAAGCTACGGGAACCTAAATCCCGCGTGTCTACCAATTTCACCACGCCCGCACAGTGATCCAGCCGGGAGTCGAACCCGGTAGGGTGATCAGCCCCCGTACCAACAAGCATTATCACCTTCCGAAAGGAGGCCACTAGGACCCTGAGGGTTTCGAACCCTTTAGCATCTGGATCAAAAAAGGGACCCGAAGGTCCCTTGCTCTACTACAGCAGCCCAGCACCAGCGTGGTTTCTGAACCGCTCGGCTACGCGGACGTAACCCAACGTGGTCTGCGTCGAAGCATGCCGCGCGTGGCGCGCGATCTGCTCCAAACTCTTCCCGCCAAGTGCAGCGGTGGTGCAGAACCCAGCCCGCAGGCTATGGGGCGAGACCCGACCCTTAGTGATCAGGCCAGAACGCTCGACAGCCTTCGCCAGGATGAGGCGGATAGCCTCTTCACTGAGGGCTTCCTGCCCAATGAAGCCGGTCTTGGAGACGCGGCGGAACACAGGCCCCGTCTTGGTCTCAGAAGCCTCTAGCCACGCCCGCAGTGCCCGTACAGGGCACAGGGCAGGATTGGCCCCGTGTGGGATGCAGACTTCCGCGCCCTCCCCTTCTTGGTCGGTCTTTGACCGCTCCAAGAGGACGACGACGCCTTCAGGCACGAACTCCAAGTTCTCCACCGTGATGGCGGTAATCTCAGAGCGACGGAAGGCACCAGCGAACCCTACGAGAAGGATCGCTTGGTCGCGTCGGCCAATGAGACCTACCCCCGTGGTGGCGATGAGGTCGGACAGGTCTGCTGGGGTCAAGGCGTCGGCCTTGATCACCTTGCGGGTGGACGACCGCCGGATGCCCGACATGACTTCCTGCAACAGCGGGTCCGTCCAGTTGAGGGCGATCCTGGCGCGGTCGTGAAAGTACTTTATGGCGGAGTAGTGGCTGACCACCGTGCTGATGGACTTGCCCTCCTTCGCCAGCTTCGACAGGTACACCGCGACTGCGGCGACACTGGTGGGGAGCGCGCTCACGCTGGTTGCGGCGCAGAACGCTTCGAAAATCTTCCAGTTGCTGTCGTACTGGCGCTGCGTGCTGCTCGCACGGCTGGCGTCGGCGTAGGTCTGCGCGTCCTCCACCAGCGAAAACAGGGCTGCGGGGTACGCGGGCTGAATGCTGATTGAGGTCACAGATTTTGCTCCTTAGTTGTTAAAACTGCAAAATGGGAGACCCGATTGGGCCTCCCACTGTATACATCGGATTGGGTTAGTCGCCAATCCCCGGCGGATGGTTCAGGTTACACCGTTCCATCGGCTTCACAAGGCGGCTTCGGGCGACCACAACGATGGTCCCGATAACGAAGCAGAGGATGAAGCCCACGAAGAACCCGGTCACGCTGCGAGAGCCTGCGGCTGCGCCGCAACCTTCTGGCGGCGCGGCTTGGTGGTGCTGCTGTTGCTGTTGGCAGCCCCTTCCGCGCGCGGCGTGCGGCGCTTCACGCCCAGGAGGGCAAGGACGGCATCGACGGACGGACGGGTCTCGTATAGAGCGGCGATAACCCAAATCGTCGGCTCGGTGAACTGCGGCTGACGAACGAAGTCGGCCCACTCGGCGTCGGTGAAGATGCCGTCGCGGGCCTTCTCGACGGAGGCGCGATCCACCATGCCGAGTTCGGCAGGCGACTTGCGGGTCCAGACAGCCCAGGCGCCGTCAGCGCGCTGCTTCAGGTCGAAAAGCTGGCCAGGGGTGGCGCTGCTGGTGTTGGTGTTGGTGTTGGTGTTGGTGTTGGCGGCGATGATGGTCATATTCGTATTCCCTAGTTGGGTCGGATGCCGTGGCAGAATTGCTGGGCTTTTCAAAAAAAAAGGAAACCCAAGGGCTTCCTTCTCTATAAGGGACCAGTACTCCAGTCCTCTACATTCACACACCGCGATAGTTGTAGCGGTCGCCCATGATTGCGTTGAGCATGACTTCCTCGGGCGTAGTGGTCTTGCCCGACAGAATGGCCTTCAGGATCGCCGGGGAGTAGCCAGCCACCATAGCGGAGCCGTCATCCTTGATCGTCACCGGGTTGTTGCCCAGGCGAGCGTTCAGATTCCAGAACACGATGGTCGGCATGGCATAGCCAGCCTTGGCGTAAGCCTTGCGGGCCATATCCATGGCAGTGGTCTTATGGCGAGTGTAGCCGTAACCCCCCGCACCCGTCGCCGCATCGAACTCCATATCCGACAGGATAAGGAGGCGCTTCGGCATCGCTTCGGGAGCGACCTTGTTCTGGACAGCGATTTCCAGAATCTTGGTGAACGCGGCTTCGATGTTGGTCGAACCCATGTAGCCGTCATCCAGCTTCCGCAGCTTCGCCGTGAGCGACATGGTGTCACTCAGGGTAACGACGCGAGCCTGGGTCGAGAACGTCATCACAAGGTTGTGGAAGGCGCCGGTCTGTCGCTCCGCGATGTACAGACCCAGGGCCTCGGCAACGTGGCGGCACGAAACCGTAGTCTTGGGGTTCTGGCCCAGCTTGCTGTCCATCGAACCCGACAGATCGCACAGCGGGATGATCCCCTCGTCGCTGCCCAGGAAGTCGGGCAGAGCCTTCCACTGCGCTTCAGCCACGGTATCGTCGCCGTACTTCAGGCCAGAGATAACGTCATGCGGGAAGATTGCACCGGCATTCACCTTCGATGTGCCGTCTCCCTTCACCAGCGCAGCCTTGTAGGCGGCGTAGGCTTCCGTAGCGTTCCGACCGAATGCCTTCTGGTACTGCTTCGCAGCGACAGACGGCACATGCGAGAAGTTGATGCCCGCCCAATCCTTGGCGCACATCTTCTGCTCGACGGTATCGGACAGGCCGACGATCACCTTGCGGTACTGGCGCGGTGTCAGTCCCATAGCCTTCCGGAGCGCTTCAGCATCTGTACCCTTGCGGGGCATCCACTTGGCAGCCAGACGGTCATTCTGGCCCAGCAAGGCGTGGTCCAGAAGGAACAGGGCGAATGAACGAGTTTCGCCGCCGAAGGCGAACAGGTCATCCCAGCGGCCGACTTCCGGCGTCTTCAGGGCGATCAGCCCGGCGTTGGTCGGGTCGAACGACGAAAGATGCTGCACCAAGTCACGGAACAACTGGCGCTCGCCAGCGCCTCCACGAACGTCGCGGAGCCACAGTAGGGTGCGTAGGGCGAGGTCCTGGTTCTCGGCATACGCCTTGTCGAACAGGAACTTGGCCTGGGCACTCTTGCCACGCATGGCAGGGGCTTGGCCGAAGAAGTCCACACACGCGGAGTGAGTGGTCAGGTTGGTGGCAGCACCATTGGTCGTGGTGCCGAGATTGGTGGAGGACCCGTTGAAACGGGCCGCTGCCTGAGCAAAGGACATTTGATTCATTTCCTGAGTGGGTTGGTTGGTGCGTGGCGGGCTGCTGCCTTTGCTGAGTCCCGTTTATGGCGGGAGTGCGTAGGAGTGTGCTGTACGCAGCCCTCAAAAACCGCCCCGAAGGGCGGCTTCTGACTGGAACAACCATGCCTAGTTATTTCAGGGGATTACGTCATTGTCCTGCGGTGTGTTCACGGTCGTGCCTTGCAATGCATCCGTATCACCAACCGCGCGTCGGCTAGGAGGACGCCTAAACTTACCAGCAAAAACCGCCCGAAGGCGGTCTAGTCCACAGGCCAGAGGTACGGGAGGTCATCCGGTACGTCAGGCCAAAGCGGGCGGTAGTGATCCGGTAGCTTGCGGATGAGGTTGGAGCGGTGGCTTCGGTGGACGGCAGGGTCTTTGAGCCAGGGCGGGTTGGTGAAGCCCATGCGGTCGTGGTCGCTGACCAGGGCACGCATTTGGGCAGCGCATGTGTCCCTGTAGTCGTGTGAGGTCCAGACGTTGCAGACGGCGATGCCGTAGTTCGCCAGGGCAGCATGATAGCCGTCCCACATTTTAGTGGCTGGGTGGTTCCGCCAGCCGGTGGACACACCGACTAGGGTGCGGAGGATTTGCAGGCACTCGACGCGCTGCTTGCCTAGTCTCTGCCGATCTAGGACCCGCGCGCAGTGCCATGGATTGGCATAAGGTACGAAGGTTTGCATGAGAAAAACCACCCCGAAGGGTGGCTTTACGGAATGTGCATATACGTGTGCTGTCACTGCACCACAGCCCTTCAGAGTAGATGGCAGGGCCGCCAGGAATCAAACCCAGGTCTCGTCCTTGGAATGGAAAGTTAGTTGCTGTAGACATTCCAAAAAAGACCACCCGAAGGTGGTCTTTACTGAACGCGCTATGTGTGATCTGCCCCTTAAACCACTCAGGCACTCGTGGGACTTCCACAAGGTAGGATTCGAACCTACGAATAGCTGATTTACATTTGTGGTGCTGTAGGCGTTCAAAAACCGCCCCGAAGGGCGGCTAAAGACGGAGTGCTTTTGGGTTTTGATTTAAATGTTCAAAAGTTTTTTGTGTGCTGAATGCACCCCCAAAAAAAAGATCAGCCCTGGCTGATCCATTCCTTGTCGTGTGCAGTGTTGGTGTCGAACACGCAGAACTCGATTTCAACTTTCTCGCAGATTGTCAGGTCGTGTTTCTTCAAGTGCTGGATAGCGCAATCAAGATCGGCATTGAACTGGTCCAGGGTGGTGTAGCCACGCAGGGTAAGCATTACTTGCACAAGCCCCTTAGCTGGGCGCTTGAAGACGTTCTTGCTGACGTGGGCGCCGGGCGTTGTATGTAGCAGTGGCACTTGATCTTCGGGGACAGTCACGGGGACATGCGCTTCGAAGTAGCTGCCCACCGGCATGGGGCTGCCAGTGTCTAGCGCCTCGGCGTATGGGTGGGTGGGTGTAGTTTCGATCTTAATGCGGACCACATTAAAGCCAGCAGTCTCCAGCATGAAGGCTGTGGCTGTAGCGTCGTCCAGAGCATTCATAACCCCGCCTGTAAGACGGAACGAGGTCATCACATCAGTCAGGACGGTAGTTCCGGTGCGGTCCTGCAAATCGAGGATGATCGGCTTGACGTTAATCGCGCCGCAGAAGGCTCGGAAACGCTCAATGTCGGCTCCGCGCACAGTTACGTGGACTTCGAACGGGTACTCAAAAGTTAAGGCCAATATTCACACTCCTTAGTTGGTAGAAAATTGCCGGGCGACACTGGCCCGGCGCTGGATGCGTTTATCGTGCGTCCATTACACTACAGGCGTGTGTCTGGCGCCTGCTAGGATTCGAACCTAGACTGACCGTGGTTAAAACAGAGATTAGTTGCTGGAAACATCCAATAACCCGCCGCCTCAATGGCAGACGGGTTAAAGTATTTTATAAAGCAGGATCAGCTTGTTTCATATACCAATGATAAGGGTTGCTGGAATGATCCTTCAAAAACCCCCAGGCCCGAAGGTGTGGAGGTTTGGGATCAGCCAACAGGTGCGCGAAGCATATTTTTAAGGCGATCCAAAAAAAAACCCTGCGTCCCGTCTAAATGGGAGTGCAGGGTTTACGGGATGGCTGTTGCAGGTTTTAGCCAGCCTGCGACTGGTTTTGCCCGGCGGTCATGTATTCGCGCTTGGGGCATCCTGGGTCATTATGGGTTGCTGTAACCATCCCAAAAAGACCCCGCCGATTAGGGCGAGGTCTAGGGGTGGGATTCGTCATCCCCGCGAGGAAACTCGCTTCATCGTTTTGACTGTCAAGGTCAAAAAACCCACCCTAGAGCGAGGGTGTGGTTTTGGTTTTCTTACACGGTTAAGCGCGGGTAGATCAAATTAGAAAGAACATGCCGTAGTGGCAAAAAGGACCCGTAGTGGGTCCTGTAGTAACTCACTTACTCTACTGGCTGACGCCCTGCTCCGCGTAAGTGACGCGGTACAGTTTCAGCTTCCCCGCAGTCTCGGGGCGGCCCTTCATGGTCATGGTCTGCAACCGCTCATTGATGTTGCGGGGCAGCTTCCAAAAGCCTCGGACGATCTTGTCCTCGTACTTCACGACGAAGGGGTATGGGTGGTGTATTTTCACCTTGCAGCGCGCTACAGGCTTCGCACCTACCTCGCGGGCAATCGACTTCCACACGGGGCCGTGCCCTGCGGTTCCGTGCCGCACGGCTTCCAGGGCGTGTGCGACTTCGTGGAGGATGGTGTCGTGCGTCTCAACCTCGCTCACCTTGTCGAGGTAGTAGAGGGACAGGTTGATGACCCTATTGCGAGGGATGCACATACCGAGAGCGCGGCGGCTGTTGGAGAAAACGAACGTCCAGCCACGCTTGAGCAAGCCAAACCGGCTCATTTCACGCAGGGCGAGTTGCTGGGCGCGGTCGGCGTTCATGGGTTTGGCTCCTTAGTGGGGTGGTCCTCTATTAGGGACCAGTACTCCGTGGGGTTCCGTAGTGGGGCGGCTCAGAGGTTTTGGTTCCCTCTCTATAAGGGACCAGTACTCCAAGGTGTCAAAAACGCCCTTACGGGCGTCTTGACCTAGCGGACGTTGCTTAGGTCGCCCCAGCCGCACGGAGGCGGCCAGTTGTCGTTAGCGGGCATGTCAGTGGCGGTTCCCATAGAGGACAGCTTGGAAGAGAGCGATACGGTCGTCGTTGACGGTAGGGGTGTCCTCGTCGCAGTTAGTGACCTTGAACGACTGAAATTGGTCGGGCATGTCAGAGTTCCACGAAGTCGTCGGTGAAGGTGGGGAACGCCCCCTCCATCGAAGCGGCAGCGTTGTTCAGTGCCGTCGCCAGCTTGCGGGCGTTGGAAGGCGTGAGGAACACGCCGCCGTTGGTCGCGGTCACGAAAAGTGCGCGACGGTCGGTAGCCTCGCGGACTTTGAGTGAATCGAGATCATTGTCCGTGATCTTGAACGGTTGGAACTTCTTTGCCACTCGGGCCTCCTTAATTGGGTTTTCAAAAGAGGAACCCGAAGGTTCCTCTCTGAGCGCCCGAAGACGTAAGCTGCGCCGTAGCGCGGGAACCTAGTTAGGTCCCTGAAGTGGCCGTAGCCGTATAAAGGGGAACCCGAAGGTTCCCCTGTTCACTAAGTCACTAAGTCACTAGCGGCTGATGGCCTTCAGCAGCGTCACCTTGGACATGCGGCGCCAGTTCACCGGGTCGGTCACGATATCCTCGGCAACGCGCAGGGCGGTGCGGAGCGACATGCTGCGAACGGTGGACTGGTTGTCCTTAAGCCAACCGATAACGTCTTCGATCTGGCTGGCGTTCAGGCCCTCGTCTTTGAGCATGTCCGTGGTGCGGCATACGTCCTCGATGCGGGCGAGCAAGGCTTGCTGCGAGTGCAGGCCCAGGTCGAGGTAGCGGGCGCGGTTGAGGATGGCGCTCAGGTGGACGCCAGACTTGCTCTTTGCCGCCACTTCGCGCTCGAAGTCGAGGTTGGTCGATACGATGATCGAACCCTCGTAGTCGAAGGAGTGCGGGATGCCATTGGCTTCCAGCGAGTTGGCTTCCTTCATGTAGGAGACCGTGCGCCGTTTGCCGGTGTCGGTCGCGTGCTTGATGATGTTGGCGCCATCCTCGTCGTAGAAGATTTTGTCCGAGTCATCGATCACGATGATTTCCCCCTTCTTCCGGTTCTCCCAAAGGGTGCGGTAGAGGAAGATCGGGCTAACCACGCCTTTGATGTAGAGAACCTTCTTGATCTTGCCGAGCGCTTTAGCTACGGCCAGCTTGGCGTCCACGGTGTGGGTCTTGCCCACGCCAGGAGCGCCGCTCACGATCATCGAACGACTGCGACCATCTACGATGGCGTCCACAAGGCACGACATAACGTCGAAGCGGTTGCGGATTTCGGCCAGGAGGTCGTCGTAGCTGAGAGTGACCGGAGCGGCGCTCGGCAGATTGGTGTGCTTGCGCGGCAGCCGCACGTTGCCGTGCAGCGGGTGGCGGATCACGGCAGAAGTGTCGTCAAACTGAACCAGCGGATAGGCGCCTTCCAGGGCTACGCCCTTCAGCTTCACGCCGGAAACCTTGACGACGGTGGGTGCGGTGTTGGTCATGGTTCTGTTCCTTAGTGGGTTGCTTGGGCGCAGGCTTCTGCATCCCTTCTCTATAAGGGACCAGTACTCCAAGGCTTGTCAAAAACCCACCATGCCGAAGCACAGCGGGTTTCTTGGGGAGCGCTCCGACCATCCAGTTTCGCGGTAAGGGTGACTGGCAACCTATCTCTCAGGCGTCTTCTTCGTAGTCGTGGGCGCCGAGTATCCCGATCACAGCCTCGTTGGAGAGTGCCCCACTAGCATTGAGGGTCTCCATCAGCTTGCCAAGAATTTCGGCCAGCTTCTCGCTGTGCTTGCTGGCCCGGTCAGCTTGGTCATTGTAGTCGCAGGGTCTAGGCGTGCAGGCGTAGTCAACTGCAAACTGGATGGACATGCCACGCTGGGGGCGCCAATAGCCTTTCTCGCGGATGAGCATTGTTGTTGTGTCCTTAGTAGGTTTCAAAAAAGGCGGTGCGTTGAGCCGAAGCCCCGCACACGCCTTTTCCACCAACCAAGGAGAACCGCCCATGACGAGCGTACCGCGCCACCCAGCGCGGGCAAAAAAAGGGGATAGGCAGTACTGCCGTCCCCTTTCTCGACGCCCCCTAGGCGTCTTCCTGCTTACGGGATCAAACCGCACTTACCCCTTGTAGGGATCGTCCATATCAATGGACCACCGACCGTGACATTCACGGAGCAGGAAAAAACCCACCGAAATGGTGGGTGAGTTTACATGGAGCCTGCCATAACCAAACAGCAGCAATAAGGGGACCCATAGTTGGGGGTCCCCTAAAGTCCTTTAGACCGACAGGCCCATCTTCTTGGCGTTCGCCAGGAAGGAGGTCAGGTCTTCGTACACGGTCTTCAGCGCTTCCAGCTTCTCAGCCTTCGTGCCGCTCCGCGCCACAACCTCCAAATCCGCGATGACCGGGAGGATGGCGGCCAGCAGGGCCTTGGGGGCCATACCCACACCCTTGTTCGGGGCGGTGGTGTCCGTGCTGCTAGAAGTGCCCGGCGTGGAGGTCTGAACCTCTTCCTCGTCGGCCACGACAGGCGCCGCTGGGGCGGTGTCATCGAGGTCGAACGGGGCGCCGGTGATCACGGTCTCGTCCGTGGTCTCGTCGTCCGTGGTCACGGTCTCGTCCGTGGTCTCGTCCGTGGTCTCGTCGTCCGTGGTCACGGTCTCGCCCGTGGTCTCGTCGTCGGTGGTCACGGCGTCGGTCGAAACTTCAACTTCAACCTCGGCGTCGATTTCCACGGCATCCACCGGGGTCTGGTCGGCGTCGGCCGCCACAATGGCGTCGATGTGCCGCTCGGTCGCACGCTCGCGGCCCTCGGAGGTTGCCAGCGAAATGGCGGCCATGAGGGTCTCTTCGCCGTGCTTGCGGATGGTGGCCACCGCGAGGGTGGCGCTCATCCTGCGAGCCTGCACGGCTTCGCGGACTTCCTGGGCACTGTCGTGCAGCGTCATCATGTTGCCGATGTGCATCGAAGTGAACGGGGTACGCGCAGCGATCTGGCTGTTGTTCAGCCCGCCGTCACGGAGCGAAGCGAACGCCATGCCCTGCTCCAAGGCAGAGAACTGGCGGGCCTCGTTCTTGTTCAGGCGGCGAACGGTCGCCTCCACCGCATTGGCGGGACGCTCCACGATGATCGACGGCACCAGACCATGGGTCCACTTGCCTTCGTCCATGAGAATCTTGATGTTGAACAGGCGGCGGTTGCCGTTGTCCACCATGCCATCCTCGTAGATATCCAGGGCGGTCAGGACGCCCTCGTCCATCAGCGACTTGCGGAGGGCGATGTTGTCCGGGTCCTGGGCATCGTAGATGCGCTGGTTATCGGGGTCGAGGCTCAGTTCGGTCGGGTCCACCAGACGGTAGGACACGGACTGGTGCTGGCCGATCTTCTTCAGGTTAGCCATGGGTGAAATCTCCTTAGTAGGGTTCGATTGGTGGGTTGGGTGTCGAACCCTAGGGTTCAAAAAGCCTCAGGGGCTTTCCTCTATAAGGGACCAGTACTCCCCAAGGCTAGAGTAATGTGCGGATAGTTCGTTCGGGAGCGGAATCGCGAGAGGTTGTGATCGCTCTCTACTAGGGACCAGTACTCCCAGGGGTGGTGGATGGGGGCTGGGTGAACCATCCCATCTATAAGGGACCAGTACTCTAAGCCATTGATAACAAGCAATAAACCATCCCCTTCCAAGGATGGTCTATGTGGTTCGTCAGACGCCTGCGGGAGGGAGGCACTCGCCTTTGTAGACCCAGCCGAATTCAGCCATCTGTGCGGCGGTATAGACGCCTACGGCGCCAATCCAGCCGCGAAGCTGGGCGTGCCACTCCCACGGGCGGTAGTCACCCTGCGGGGTCGTCAGCCAGTGCCACCCGTTGTGGGCGGGGTTGTGAGGGAGGATAGGGGTTTCCATGGCTCAGACCCCTGACCCGGTGATCTTCACGGACTCGCCCAGGTCGAGCATGCCCAGGAATGTGTAGTTTTCATCGATGAACGGGGAGCCGTGGGCGTAGGTCACGGAGCCGCCTTCCCCGAAGAACAGGTACACCCGTTCGTTAATCTTGTGGGAAGGCACGGCGATGACCACCGAAAGGTGGTTGGTCGCACGCTCGCGCAGTTTGTACGGGATGCAGATTTCGGCCATCTGCTTGGTGGTCGTCTTGCCCGAGAAGGGTGGGACGTTGAGATTAAGGGTGACGGGCATTGGTTCGGTTCCTGAGTGAGTGTTATGTCAAAAACCACCCCGAAGGGTGGTTTAAGAGGGTCAGCCCCCGACGATTCGGACGGTCTCGCCAGCTTCCAGCGGCCCCAGGAACTCGTAGGCGCTGTTCAGGTATTCGGGATCACAAGAATAGGTCGGCGTGCCCTTGTCCGACAGGTACAGGTATGTCCGTCCGACAGCAGCCTGGACAGGGATGACGACGCGGTAGGTGCCGGACTCAATGTGGCGAACCTTGTAGGCGCGCAGGCTGTCCATACGCTCTGCGTTGGTGCGGGTGTCCTTCTTCTTCGCTTGCATGTCGAAGTCGAAATGAGTGCGGACGCTGGTGGGTGGGTTCATGGTGGTTCTCTTTCCTGAGTGAGTGATGGTTGTCGTCAATAAGGACCACCCACCAGGGCGATCCTTAAAGCACTTTTGTTACGCCGCCTGGGCTTGGGTGGCGACTGGCGTCTCGTCCATCGCCATATCGACATAGACCAGCGTTTCCATCGCGCGGGTAATGGCGACATAGGCAAGGTTGTCCTCCTGCTGAAGCTGCCACGCCTGCTTCGCAAACGGCGAGGGGCACAGCTTGGCGTGGTCGAGCAGGAACACGCGGGTCCACTCCAACCCCTTGCTCTTGTGGTACGAGCAGAAGGTCAGCATGGGCTTGGCGGGCGAACCATCGTCGTTGAACGAGTCCGTGAACAGCGCTTCGATGGCTGCGCGCATGCCGTTCAGGTCCAAGCCCTTCGCAGCGGCGTCGTCAGCGAAGAACATGAGGGTGTCGTATTGGTCAGTGACCAGCGCGGCACGGGCTTCGTTCTTCTTGGCGACCGCCTTGGCGACTTCCTTATCCTTCCAGGCGTCCAGCTTGGTGCGGAGGGCGTCGATAGTGCTGACGCGCTTCCACTTGTTGGTCAGGGCGATCAAGCCCTTGCCAATGTCGCGGCCTTCGATGCGGCAAGCGATGCCACGACGCAGGCAGGAGAACGCCGCAGGGACCAGCGGTGCGTTGTTACGGCACAGCACGGCGTCGGCGGGCGTGAAGTCCATGGCGCCGAAGGTATCGGGGCCGATGGTCGAGACGGAACCCTCCGGAGCATTGTCGCGCGCGACAATATGCGGAACGTACTGTTGCGCCTCACGAACGATGGACACGGCGCTGCGGTAAGTCACCGACAGCGGCAACACCTTGGCCTGAAAGGTCTTGATGATGCGATCCATCGCGTCGGACAGGGCGCCCGTGAAACCATAGATGGCTTGGTGCGGGTCGCCTACCGCCACGAACCGCCCGCCCCGCTTCAGCATGCGCTGGGCGAGCAGGAGGCGGGTGATGTTGAGGTCTTGGCACTCGTCCACGAACACCATGTCGTACTGAAACGGGCGTGCCCGGTTCAGCAGGCAGAGGTAGATCATGTCATCGAAATCCACGACGAGGCTGTTGCGGTTCGACTCCTTGAGGATGCAGATGGAGAAGGCCAGAGCCTTGTCCATCCGCTCGTCGTCGCCTTCGCCTAGGTCGGTGTCCAGGCCGTAGAAATCGATCATGTCGTTCCATGCGTTCGCGTCATTGATGGCGCAAACCTCGGGCAGACCGATGCCGATCTTCTTCGCCATCGCCACGCAGCGCTCAACGAACGCGGCGAAGGGCAACAGGTCAGGGCGCTCGACGCACTTCGCAGCGATCAAGTCCTTGACCTTATCCTTGTCCACAACGGTCTTGACGTTGCGGCCATTCGCATACGCGACGGCGCTGAACCCTACGGAGTGCAGGGTCTTGCTGAACACGCGGGACAGGTTGCGCTTCCGCAACTTGGCGTCGATTTCGACAGCGATTTTCTTGTTGAACGCGCCGAAGAATATCTGCGCCTGCGGCGACAGGGTTGGCTGGACGCGCGCGATGCCTTCCAGCACGGTTGCCGTCTTGCCGCTGCCTGCAACCGCCTTGACCACGATGTTGTCGTTGGTTTCGGTGAGGCCATGGAACACGGCCTGCTGGTACGGGGACCAAGCGGTCATGGTTTTTGGTTCCTTAGTGGGTGGGTGTTTTCAAAAACACCGCGCCGAAGCGTGGGGTTGATGCAGGGGTGGGCGCTGGTCTCTCTACTAGGGACCAGTACTCGGGAGTCGCTTAGATGCGGTCCTTACCCGTGGCGAACAGGTGGTCAAAGCGGGCCTTTTCGGCATTGTACAGGCGGCTTTTTCGACGGGCGTCGTCCAGCCCGTGGTTCTGGCAGAAGTTGTTGGCGGCGCGGAAAAGGTGAGTGTTGATCCTGTCGTTGGGGCTGTTTTCATCCGAGTATCGGGCGTGTACGCCGTCATTCATCTGCGTGTTGCGGCTTCCCAAGACGGTCGCCAGGAAGGCGGCCTCGGCGCCGTTCAGTACCAGAGTCAGTTCCGGCTCTCCTTTGACCACAACGTCTTCGTAGTAGGTGACAGGGACGGTTTCGATGTGGGTCGGGGTCGTATCGGTGGACTTCATTTCATGTTCCTTCGTGGGTTGTTTAGGTACGTCAAAAACCCCGCCGTGAGGCAGGGTTGATGGCTCAGATATTGTCCAGGTTTTGGAGACGGAGCGCGTGGAAGCGCGTCTTCTCGGCCTTGAAGAATTCGCTGCCATCGGTAGTGACCAGCAGCGCATGATCGCGCAGGAACCCATTCAGAGCAGCCCACAGATTGTCGGATGCTACCCCATTCTTTTCAGACTTGCGGGTATTGTGCGGGCCACAGTTCATCACAAAGCTGCGGTTGGAGACGATGCTGTACAGGAAGGCAGCCTCGTCGGCGTCCAGTTCCAGGGCGATCTTCGGCACCGCCGGGATCAGCTTTTCTTCGATGATGACCTTCTCGACCTTTTCGGTGCGAGCCGGGGTGGAGATATCGGTGGAGCGCATTGTTCGTGTTCCTTCGTGGGATGAGTTGTTTCAAAAACCCCGCCGCGAGGCAGGGTTAGGCGTCGGTCTAGTTGATACCGGCGCACTGCATTTGTGCGTGGCGTTCGCCTTCTGCCGTCCGGAACGGGTGGTCGCTGTAGAGGATACCGGAATCATGCACGAAGTCTCGGCATGCTTTGTATATATCGATACTTAGCGTGTCGTATTCGCCGTTCATTCGGGTGGTGCGGCGGCCAGTGATCGCAGCCAGAAACACCGCCTCTTCGGGCGAGAGTTCCAGCGTCAGTTTGCGCTGTTCCGCCTGCACAACTTGGGTCACGGCGGGCGTGACGGTGACGTTTGATCGCATGGGTTGGTCCTGTGTTGGGTTCAAAAAGGACCGACCCGTTAGGGTAAAGTCCTTTAAGTTCCAGCCCATCACAGCCCCTCATCATAGCCCCTCTACTAGGGACCAGTACCCTCGACGGGTCCGTTGGGCAGGCTGGCGCGCTTGCGGTGGTCGTCGGGTTTTCCCAGCGTGTAGCCGGGGCAGTTCTTACTATAGTCGGTCAGCGCGAGGGGCAGGCCGAAGGCGTTCGCGTCGTTGATCAGTTGCTGACTGACGAAACGGTCGCATGTGGTGTTGCGACAGTCAGAGTCGCAGTACGAGCGGTCGCGGTAGCAGATCATTTGTTGAGTTCTTCCAACAGCTTGTTGGCGTCAGCGATGGCTTTATCGGCCATTCCCAGGTTCGCCGTCCACGCCATTTCATTAGCCGCATCGGCCAAGGTCTTGAGCGTGGCCTTCAGCCGTGCGTTCTGGTCAGCGAGGTCAACGGGTTCATCCGCGTCGGTGCACTTCCCCAGGCCACAGACCTTACAGGAACGGAAGTAGGGCATCTTCGCCTCAATCAGGCGGCGGTTACAGTTCGGGTTGGGCATGGGCTTTTGGCCTCCTTGTCAAAATGGACCCTTTCGGGTCCATGATGGTCTCAGGCAGCCCGCCGCGCCTTGTAGTAACGCGGCGGCAGCAAAGCGGAAGTACGCACCAGAAGGGTGCCAGCCTGTGCGACTGTGAGGGCGTCCTCTATTTCACCGATTGGAGCATCACATTTGATACCGCCAAGCGGGGTCGCGTTCTCTGCGTATCGGAGGTCAAAGATGCCTTGGTGCTGGCTGGCGATGAGGTAGGCGTCTTCAACGTCATATATAGCCAGGGAAAACATCTCTTCCCGCAAAATACGCCGGGCCTTCTTCGTGTGAAACCAGCGAAAGTATTGCTCTGCGGAAGTGAAGCAGAACCGCGAGTACAATTCCGCGATTTTATGCTCACTATCGGTGATTGCTTTCCACTCGTCGCAGAGTTCTTCGTCATGTTCTGGCGTTGGGTGGATCGACAGGTCCATGCCGCAGCCGCCTTGTTCGTGGGCGCGGAAAGCCCCGGCGAAAATGGACGAGTAGTAGCAGCCTTGTCGGGTGGCGTTCTCGACGCGGAGTACCAACATTCTAGGTTCCTGAGTGTGGCGCCCTGGTAGGGCGAGGGTGGAGGCGCACCAGGGCGCGGGTATCCGCGCGTGTGCTAGTTGCGCGGCAATAAGACGCCGCCCCGAAGGGATGGCGTCTCAAGGGAGTCAGTACACGCCGGGGTCGGAATCGTTGCGGCTCATGTAAGTGCTGAAGTCGTCCCAATCTCCCAGCACATCGACCAGCATGCCGCAGAAGCCCGCGAAGGCGCCAAGGGCGGCACAGAAGATGACAGCTTCCCAGCCGACCCATGCGGCGGTCAGGAAGCCGTACACGGTAGACAGGATGATACCAGCGGTAGCGCCGACGAGGGCGCCCAGGAGGGTGCTGATTACCAGCACCAGCAGCACGGCCAGCGCCAGTAGGCATGGGCGAGGGATGCGTAGGCGCTTGGGAGCAGGCTTCGCGTTCTTGTAGGTGATCAAGGGGCGGGGCGGGATGGTGAGGTCGCAGGCAGGGAGGCCCGCGAGGTGTGTGGAGAGGGTGTTGGGCATTGATTGGGTTTCCTTAGTGGGTTGGTGTCAAAAAGACGCCCCGAAGGGCGTCTCGTTGCTACTTAGTCCCCGACCGTGCAGGACGAGCCATTGTCGGTGCTGGTCGTGCAGGAAGTTGTGGTGTCGGAGGGGGTGTAGTCACACGTGAATGTGGCGGTGGTGGTGGAGGGGGTGTGGGCAATCGTGATCATGGCGGCGGCCAGAGCCAAGTTCGCCACTCCCCCATCGCCGTCCGAAGCAGGGTGGCGCTGTGCCTTGGGGGTGGAGAGCGTGATGTTGTGGCCCCGCCCGTCGGGGCTGAAGACCGTGGCTTGCCTCCGGTCGTAGTCTCGCGGGAGGTCGACCTGGGCGGCGTCGATAGCTGCCTGCACCTTGGCGCTGCGGGCTGCCCGTTCGGCCTTGCGGGCTTCCTCGGCAGCGATGCTGGCCTTGTAGGCTTCCGCATCCTTGGCAGTCTTGTCCCGTTCGATGTAGGCATCGAACAGTTCAAGAATGTCCATGGTCTCGTCGCCCAGGGCGGTGTCGCCACGGGTGTTGATCCAGTGAGAGTAAGCACCCGCCATGGTGAACAGGCGGCAGCCAGCCTTGACGTACCAGCCCATAGTGGTGGGGAACAGGTAGAAGGTGTGACCATCGCTGCGCTCAACCTGACGCACCGGGGCGGAAGTTGCGATAATGTTGTGGTATTCGCTCAGGATGGCGCCATTCATCTGCGCCCCGTCGAAACAAACGCGATTGAAGATGGCGTGAGAGAAGTTTGCGAAGCGCAGATCGGCGCCCCTCATGGACACGCCATAGAACTCGGCGCGGATGAAATCCGCAAACGGCGCGTAGGCGTCTTTCATATCAGCGCCGCGAAAGTAGGAACTTTCGAAGTTCCCGCCGGTCATTTTGGCATCACGCAGTTTGGTGTCGCGGAAGCCATGGCGGGAGCAATCGGCGCCGGTCAGGTCGATGCTGTCGAGGTTGCGGCCATTGAATGGCTTACCTTCCGGCAGCTTGCCGTGGCGTGCCATGCGGCCCAGGTCTCCCACCGAAGGTGGGGTGCGGGTGATGGTGATGGTGAAGCCGAAGATTTTCATGGGGTGTGGGTTTCCGTAGTGGGTTGTTTCAAAAAGCCCCCGAAAGGACTTTAAGCCAGTGTCAGAAGCGGTCGTTATCTTGCTCCCACTGGATGGTTTCTTCCTCGCAGCCCTGCGAGACGTAGGCTTCGCTGCCGTACACGGGGCGCTGTTCCTCCCAATAGTCGAGGTTCAGCCCTTGCAGCAGATAGGCGTGCTGTACGAATGCGGCGAACGTCACGGCATCCGCCTGCCGGTCAAACAGCTTGAAGTGGTTCCACCGCTGGCCATTCGATGCCTGTGCCTGGACGTACCACTTGTGGGGCGGGTGGCGGATGACGGGGTGGCCGAATTCATCCTTGCCGCTTTCGTACAGCGGGAACGTCTCGTAGGCGTCCAGCGTGTCGAATGCGAGATCGGGGAAGATGGTGCGAGGGTCGAGGCGGGGCATGAAATCCTCCGGTTTGGTGGGTGGGTGGGTGGGTGGGTGGGTGGGTGGGTGGGTGGGTGGGTGACAAAAAGAAACCCCGCCTTTCGGCAGGGTTTGGTTGGGGTTTGGTTGTGGTTCAGTGCGGGCTGGTTGCAGGCGACAGCGGGCCGACGATATGCGGCTCGCAGGCGGCTTCGATCCAGTAGGGGCTGCGCCCAGGAGGGGTGGCGAAGCGAGGGATCATGGCGCGGCAGTCGGCGGCGGCGAGCGGGCCGATTTCCGGCAGTTGGGCGCACGATACGGACGTGCAAATCCAAGTGAACAGAATGAACATCATTGTGGTTGGGTATCCTTAGTTGGGTGGGTTGGTGTCAAAAAGGAACCCGTGAGGGTTCCTTGATGCTTCGCGGGTGCTGCGCGCTCCTACTAGGGACCAGTACTCAGGCGGCGTCCTTGAACCGGACGCGGTGCATGGAGAGGCTTTCCGGCACGGGTTCGCCGTGTGCGGCGTAGCCATACAGGATGCGAACCCGGTCATGCAGTTCCATCCGGCGCTGCCAGCCCCCACCCAGCTTAAACAGGGCAAGCCCAGCGTGGTGGAGGGTTTTGGTGATGGTCAGGCCGGTTATGGCATGGGGCAGGCCCCGCTTCCGCATGGTGCGCTTATACCGGCGCCAGTTGATGGCCATGCCGGGCGCGAGGAATCGGAGTCCATGCCACTTCCGCCCGTCGCGGGCGTGGTAGGGCTTCATCTTCGGTGGGTTGTTGCGGGGCATTGGTGTGGGTGGTCCCTGTGGGGTTGGTTCAAAAAGGAACCCGAAGGTTCCTTGATGCTGTCCTCTACTAGGGACCAGTACCCTCGGGCGTTGGTTCGGCCACGGGTTCCGGCGTTTGCTCACCTTTGGATGGTTTGAAGCATTTGGAACACGGAATAATCCATGGGGGTTTTTCCGTGTTGGAGCCGACGAAGGTGAACGTCCCCTTGCCCGCACAGATGGCGCAGGCAGGGGGCGGCGGCTTGGGCGCTGCCTTAGGACGGGCCATGTCAGGCGTAGCGCGGTCCCGGTGGAGGGCCGCCAGGGTGCCCGCCGACAGTGATCGGGGCAGGCGTAGCGGGTGGCCAGAGGTCTTCGGGCGACAGGCCGATCTTCTCGTTGACCAGCTTTTCCGGGGCTTGACCGGCAGCCCTGGCGATTTGCAGGGCACGATGGCGACGGACAAAACGCCCGGCGCTCGTCACGAACCCGTACTGATCCGCGAAGATGAAGCCATGGCTGCCGTCCATGATTACGTGCTTTTCCACAGTCGAGTAGTAGGAGGGGGAGGTCACGGAAATGGCCTTGCCGCCGTCGAGGGCGATGGCAGGGGCAACGATGCGCTCGCCAGCGTGGGTTACTTTCGTAGCGGCGCCAGCCGTGGCGAAGTCGATCACGTTGTCGGTGGTCTCGGTGGTCTCGGTGGTCTCGGTGATGGGTTCGATGCAATCGAACATGGGTTGAGGTTCCTTAGTCGGTGGGAGGTGAGTATTCGTCAAAAAGGGCCAGGAGGCCCCTTCCTTTACTCAAAGTTCCGGCGAAGGTGGGTGGTATCCAGCGACGAGTAAAGCAGCGTCTGGATGAGCGCGATGCCCCCGCAATAGCCACACACGATGGCGAGTTCTAGCGACAGCGGGCCATACGTCAGCATGGCGTCGTAGATGATGTATAGCAGCCCTAGAGTCAGCATGACGTTGGCGAGGAAGAACAGAACGTCGAAGTTCCGGCGAATGAAGTTCACGGGTTTGGCTCCTGAGTGGGTAGGTCGTCGTCAAAAACCCCGAAGGGTTTCCTTTTCTCACTCGTCGATACTGAGGACGGTCATAATAGCGCCACATACGGCGCTCCACAGAGCCATCGCCGCGTGCCCTTCGGCTGTCGTATAGGCTTCGGGGTGCATGGTGATTAGCAGTGCCAAGTACCCGCATGCCTCAATCAGCGTGAACCAGCAGAGGAACTTGATGGCGTACTTGAGGCGCCGCGCAGCTTTCGCGCCATTGGTCGGTGCGATGGTCGGTGCGGTGGGCATGGGTTTGGTCTCCTGAGTGGGTCGTCGTCAAAAACCAGGTGGTCCTAAAGTCCTTTACCAGGGAGGCGCCAGGATGCCCCAGGATGCCCCAGGAAAGCGTTACAGCGGGGTGGTGGTTTGGCGGTATGGTTGGACCAGGGGAAGGCTGGGCGGCCTCCTACGGGGCGCTGTGAGGCGGGTGGACCCATCTATAAGGGACCAGTATCAAAAACCCGCCGGGAGGGCGGGTTTCCATTTTGCTGCGGCCTAAACCCGTTGCATCTTGCGGACGGCTTTGCGGGCTTCGCTATCGCGGGGCAGAACCACGTAATACCAGAACAGGTAGTCCAACCCGCGTGTCGCCGCAGTCCTGGCGTTGTCCATGGCGCCATTTTGGGCAGGATGGAGGTTGTCTTCGATGCCGATTGCGCCAGCGTCTTCCAAGGCAACCGCTTCGGCAGGAGTCAGGTAGCCGTACCATCGATCACTATGGGACTGCTTCAGCTTCGTTGCGATGTTGTTGAGGTTGGTTGTAGGTGTGGGTGTGGGCATGTCGGTAAGCCTCTGATTTTATTGGAAAAAACCCCGCCGTGAGGCAGGGTTCTGGCGAGGGTTAGGGGCGCTTGTTGCGGGATGCGGTGCGCTTGGTGCGGAGGCGGTGCCGGTCTTCGAAAGCGGCCTTGGTGCCAGGGAGGGGCGGGCCTGCGGTGATCCACTTGGTATAGGGGGCGCCGGTACCATCGTCGGGCTTGTGGACGGTCGTGATTTGGTAGCCTTTGCGGCGCAGTGAGGAAATCACGGCCGTGAGGTTCGGAATCTTGAACGCAACCATGGAAGTCGCGCGAGTAACGGCGGTTCCGGCGCGAAGTGCGGCGGCTACCTGGGCAGTTTTCGACAAGGTTTTCGGTCCTTAGTGGGTAGAGTCTATTGGTTTAGGGGCAGAAGTAGGGAGGCTAGCGAGGACCCTAAGGGGTTTTCAGGGTAGCCTACTTCCAAAAAATGGCGGAAAACCGCCAAAAAGATAGGCTATTAGCCTTCGTAGGCTTTTACCCCCCTCTCTGTACCTATAGAAGAATCATGTAATTTATTTTTTTCATATATACCTATTTATGTTATTTTATGAATCATCAAAAAGTATAACAATCTATAGTATAACCCTATTCTACCTACTATACCTACTTTCTGGCTGTTATCCGCCATTTTTTGGAAGTAGGTTTAAGTAGGCTTGATAGCCTTCAGACTTAAAATCACTCTCGGTTGCCTCCAAAAACCGGCTCGCGTAATAAAGTTGCGCGCTTAGTTCGTTTTGAGTAACTAAATGACTCCCTAGATTTCGCTTAGGTGGCGTCAAAAAGGCTTTAGGAGCCTAATTGAGTGCCTGATTCGGTCCTTTCGATAGTATTTTCGATTTGGACCCTAAGCGGAGACCCCACCGGGACACAATCTCTAGCCAATTTCAGTAGCGTCAGTAGTTCCGGCGCAGCTTCTATTAGTGCAGCATTAGCTTCGCGCTCGTATTCGCGGTGTTTCGGGGGCCTTCCTCTTCCACCACGGGACATAGGCAGCGCCTGCGCTACCTCATCCCCAGCTTCAGACACGATAGTAAACGTGTCGTTGCCTCTCCGCGCCCGCTTCCAGGGCGCCTTACTGTGGTTAGTCATTGAACTCCTTAGCCGTTGTCGGCATATGGCCGACAAATAAAGGCCCCCGAAGGGCCTTCACTCGCTAGGTTTCCAGGCTTTCCGCCAGGGCTTCCGCTCCCGCCAGTAGGGTTCGCATGGCTTCGTTGTCGGTATGGTCTGCGATCAGGTCGCAGTCGTTCCCCCATACGAGGTACACACTGCCGGAAGACTTGCCGTGGCGCTGCCCTTCCCCCGTGTGGAAGGAAAGCAGGTCTTCCCCCGTGGAAGCCATGCCAGACAGGATAATCTCGCGGTCCTTGCTGAACTGGACGGCGTAGGCTTCGCCATCGAACACGCTGACGGCGTAGCCAGCCGCCAGGGCGTCGGTCACGATCTTCGTGGCGATCTTCTTCTCCACGTTGCTCACGTACTCGGGAATGCCCATCTGATTTCTCCTCGGTGGGTGGTTGGTAAAAAGAGAACCCCGAAGGGTCCCCTTTGTCTACTACAGGGCCAGCAGATACCCCACGCCGAAGCGGTTCGCTTCCTCGGCAACCAACGCGCCCAGCCAGTCGATTTCCTTTAGGACTTCGGCCCACTCCTTCGCGTATCCGCCTTCCAGCGCCTCGCGGTACTTCGGCAGCCGCTCCACATCGAGGAAGAAGGATTGGTTGTGATCCACGATCCACGTCTCCGAAATGGTCTCCTGGCAGTCCTTCAGGTAGACCTTCGACTTCCGCGCCACGTTGAACACGGCACGGTCGTTGTACTGGGGCACGCTCGGGTGCGTGCTGGCGCTGCCCCAAATGGTGATCTTGCAGCCCCAGTCATCCGACTCCCAGTGGGTGCGGACGCCCTCGCCCATCAGTTCATCCAGGCGGGCCTGAACGGCATTGGCAAACCGCTTGGTGGGCTGCTTGCCCTCCTGCTTACGCGCAGCTTCGCGGATGACGCCAGCAATCTGCACGATGGCTTCTGCCCGCGCGATGGTCGCGCGCAGGGCGGTTTCGATTTCAGCCTGAGTCTTCGCCTTGATAAGCATGGTTTTGCTTCCTTAGTGGGTTGATCCCAAAAAGGCCCCGAAGGGCCTTCCTGTCAGTAGGCGCGGGTACGAACCATGCGGTGGCTTTCCGCATTGGCTAGGGTGGTTGCCCTCGCATCCACAAGGTAGCTACCCACGCACTTGTCACCGCGCTCGACCCACAGCCAGAGGTCATCCATCACCACGCCCAGCCTGTAGATACCGGGGTTAGTGCCAGCGTTCCGGCGCCAACGGAGGCCGATCATGTCGCCAGCCCGTAGGGTGGCAACGATGGTCTGCCAATGCCGCGCGCTCTGTGGGGTATGCTCCATTTCGAAGCCGTAGAAGTTTCCGCTGGCCATGTCGGAACCGGACAGCGCCCGTTCCGGCCCTGGGTACTGCTCCGTCCCGTGCCCGCCGTAGTCGTCCACCGCGAATGAGGTCGGAACCGTCACGGTGACTTCTTGATCGAACGGGTTGGACTTGGTGGGGTTGGCTGCCTTGATCGCTTCGATCTGCGAACCCTTGGCGGGCGTGTGCCGGAACACGATGCGATCTGCCTTCTTCAGGGCGGCAATCATCACCTTGTCCACAGGACGGCGGGTATCGGTCTGGATGGTCATTCGGATTGCTCCTTAGTGGGTTTCTATCAAAAAGCCCCGAAGGGCTTTCCTAGCTAGAAGGTAGCGTGTTCCATGCGGGTCTTCAGCGCCTCGGCATCCGCGACCAGACCACTCAGGCCGTAGTCACGAACGATCCGGCGGACTCCCGGCGCACGCTCACTGATTGCCGCCGGGATGCCGGCGAAGGTTGGCTCCACTTCCACCAGCGCCACCCGCTGCCCTGTCAGGGTACGCCGGTTTGTAGGAATGGAAATGGTCGAGGTCATCACAACGTAACGAGGGGTAGGCATTGGTTTCGTGTTCCTGAGTGGGAGAGCGCGGCGGCTCTGTTTCTATAAGGGACCAGTACCCTCCAACCCGCCGGGAAGGCTGGGTCGGCTGGACTGGGCTGGCTTCCCTTCTACTAGGGACCAGTACCCTCCACCCGCCTGGGCGGCTGGCGTGGCTGGCTTCCCTTCTACTAGGGACCAGTACCCTAAGCCGCCAAACCCTCCCCTGGCCCAGCCTACGGATACCCTCTGCGCTGCCCTAGGCCGAGGCAGGAGGCCCCTGGAAGCCTTGGCAGGTCCTACCCTACCAGAAATTCCTGAGACACTCCCACGGCCTTCCTAGAGGCCCGACCTAAAGGGCTTTAACAGCAAAAAGGGGAAGCCTTGCGGCTCCCCCTCTTTTCATTCCGGACTAGGCGCCAGCGGTTAGCTGAAAAGGAATTCCGACTTGCGCACCGCTGCGAGGTCCAAGGTCCCCTTGGCGGGACAGGTCGGGAGCGCAATGGTCCGCTCACGGTCGGGGGCGATCATTCCGCCCTCGTTCTCCCACGCCTCTGCCCCTTCGTCCCGGTCATTCAACCCGTTCGCAGAGTCGTCGATTTGCTGCCAAACCTCGGCCGCAACGTCTCCGCTGAAAGTGGCAATGAACGTCTCACGAATGATTTTCCAGCCGCGCGCCCAATCACCAGCCCGCAGATAGAAACAATCGTGAACCGTAAAGAAAGTATCAATCCCAGCATCCGCCAGCGCACGAACCACGTTCCGCAGGAACAGGGCATCCCAATGGTGAACGATATTCGGGGCAATGCCGCTGGCCTGCCGCTGGCTGGACAGCTTGTTAGTCCGGTTCTGAGTCACAACGTACAGGCTGCGCCCATCGTTCAAGTGGCAACGGACCCGACCCTTTTCCGTTTCCATAACGGACTGATGGAAGGGCAGGCCATCCGCCGCCTTGAAGTCAACCGGCTTGCCAACGGCGCACAGCGCCCGCGCCATTTCCTGCAAGGCCAGCATGAAGGCGTGAGCCTTGGGCAGCATGGTCGCCAGCACTTCGTCATAGAGAACAGCCGCAAGCCACATGCACGCCTTCCAGGGGGCGCCACTATCCTCGCGGAAAGCCGCCGCGAAGGTGCGCTTCGTTCCGCCGTAGCAATAGACCATGACGGGCTTCTTCATAAGGTTCCGCGTCACGCCCCGGTTGAGCCAGTACAGCGCCCAATGGTCGCCGCTGGGGACCCGTGCCGCATCCGCCATTATGGACTCGTCCCTCTCACGCTTTTCCGCCCGTGCCGTTGCAACCTCGGCTTCAGCGTCGGCAACCAGGGACAGCCACACAGCGGCATCCGACGCCTGGGCTTGGGACATGCCAGCGACAACGTCCCGGCAATAGTCCATGCAACCTTCGCCTCCGCTAATGTAGATATCCGCCCGCTTGCCGTCCGCTCGCGGTGCCACGTTCACCAAGGAAGCGGTGGCAGCGCAACCCGTAACAGCCGCCAGGATTTGTAGGCCGCTGCAAGTGGCATCGTACCCGACGAAGGTTGCGCTAACGTACTCAGAAGGAGTCCCGCTATCCAAGGCAGCAATCAAATCCGCCGCCAGCGCAACAAACTGGACGGGTTCTTCTGCCAGCCGCCACTCATAACCGGAACCATCCTGGGCTTCCGCGACCATGCGGCGAAGCGAACCGTCCCGCAGCATCCGGCGCACATACCGGACCCGGTTACGAACGGTCGCCTTGTCGATGCCGTCCTGGCCCCACGTTGTCGCCACACCTGCCATAAGGTGACGCAAGCCCGAGAAACCCAGGCGCACGCCCTCGGCAGCAATGATGGCACCACGGCCAAAATCCTTCCCCTGCGGGGCCACGCCCGCACCGTGGTAGTACAGCCGCCCGCGCCAATCGAGGAAGGTTCCGAAACTAAAAGAGTCGCTGCCCGCGACTTCGATCTGCCGCTTGGCAGCCGAAACGAGAATCTTCCTATTGATCGACTTCTGCACCGATTGCTGAGTCAGGTAGTCCAGAATAACGCCGTCGCACTCGGCGCCAGCCGCCGCGAGGAATCCCTCTTCGTTCATGTCAACAAAGCGGGTATTGAAACGGTTCTTGGCCATTGTTTCGATTCCTTCGTGGGTGGGGCAAACCTGCCCCGTTTGGTGGATAGTCTAGGAGAGGTCCGGCTAAAGCCGGGCCAATTCGCGGGCCTGCCTGTCTGCTTGGGCAGGGTCCATCCCCCCGGCAATGAGTCGGTCAACCAACCATGCGCGAGCCTTGGCAGGGTCGTAGGACTTGATAACAGCCGCAGTCACCGGGTTGACTCGGAACGTGGCACGCTGCGCCGCATTCACTGCGGCATACAGGGCGGGGGCAGCGCTAGGCGTAACGCCACGCATCTGTTTACCAGCGGAATGAACCATCCCGCCTTCTTCCTGGCCTTTCGCGCCTCCCTCCTTTTGCGAGGTCCAAGCCGGTACGGTCCCGACTTGAAAGGTAGGCATACCAACCGCGCCAAACAGCGCAGCGTCTTCCAGAAACGCGCCGGGCTTGTTCTGCAATTCGTAGGACGGGGTTAGCTTCACGCCTCCCGCCACTTTTTCCGGCCTGTCACCGTGTTTATCCACAATGGCAGCCGCGCCGGTTACATCGCACACTATCGAAACGATAGCGTAACCGACCTGAATCAGACGGTCGTTGCTCTCGATTTGGACTCCGCTCGCCTTGGCGATGGCCCGGCCGGTCGCCGCTGCGATTGCCGTTAGGCTTTCGTGCCGCAGCGAACCCGCAACCATGGTGGTTAGAGCGCAAATTGCGAAGTCTGCACTATGGTTGGCAACGTCCCGCAGATACACGCGAGCCGCCGGGGGCTGGCCACCCTCCCGCTTAAGGGACCATTTACGAATCTCATTCGCAACGGGCGGGACATGGGTTGCAACCCATTGGGCTTCCCGGTCGCGGAATTCCGCACGGGCGGAATCTGATTTTTCTGGCTTCATCTTCGACTCCTTAGTTGGGGCACGCACACGCCCCGGTGAGGTTCCTAACGTCTGAGTTATTTGCCGTCAAGGATTCGATGCACATGACAGCAAAAAGTTCTTGTTGCGTTCTCCTGCCAGCAACCATCCAGCAACCAGCCAGCAACCAGCCAGCAACCAGCCAGCAACCTGCCAGCAACCTGCCACCAGCTAGGCCGCTGGCCGGTCCTACCTGCCACCAGCTAGGCCGCTGGCCGGTCCTACCTCTCGGCCGGTCCTGCCTGCCACCAGCTAGGCCGCTGGCCGGTCCTACCTCTCGGCCGGTCCTACCTCTCGGCCGGTCCTACCT